ATGTCATTAAACTTTCCTTTTAGGTATCTTACTGTCGGCGCTGCTTACACAACTGTCTGTAATACAGGGCATCGGTTTGTCAAACAGCTTAAACCCTGTTTCTATATTACCAAGAGGCACATCGTGGCATGAATAGGAACGTTTGATACTTCCGTCAGGCTCGCGTATAATAATTCCTTGATATCCGGCATTACAACTCCATCCTTTAAATTTGTTAAAGTTAAAGGCATTAAAGCGCTCGGCCTGATCCATGAACCATTTCTTGCCGTTTTTGTCTTCAAACTCAACTTGCATATGCCATGGAACACTTGCATCTAGTTTGCCATTAATGCCTTTTGGTATTTCAAATGTAGGCTTTGGACGGTCTGCCCATTTGCGTTTGCTTTCTGTGTAAGCACGTTGTGGCATGCCGTTGTGCAGTCTCTTAAGCATATCGTCTGTATACCCGTCAACGACGCGGCTAGCGGTAGGGTCTGACTGTGGCTTGAGTGTTACGTTAATATTTTGCTCATGAAAGAACAGTGCGTTAGACCAGTCTTCTTCAAAGTGCTCCGGACGCATTACCATGTTGATTGTAACTTGCACATCGTACTCTTGACAGAAAACTAGCTTGTCTGCAAATTCTTGCATCTTCTCTGTTGTGTTAAGATGCTCTGTGTGTAAGCTTGCTGTAATGCTGGCGCGGTGGAATGGCTTTGCATACTCTACATATTCTTCAAACCACTTCATATTGCGACTGCAATTAGATGTCATGTGTACTGAAGTATAGTTTGTGTTCGGAGCGTCATCTGAAAGGTGTTTCATAATATCCAAGTAGCCTGGATGGAACGTAGGCTCGCCTCCGCTTAGGGAGAAGTGGAAACTGTTAAATCCGTTGCCTCTAGCTTGTCGTTTAATCTCATCGATTGTCTTAAGGCAGAGTTCAGTCGGTCTGTGATCTTTTCTATCCGACCTTGCATATGGCCAGCAATAACTACACTTATAATTACAAAACCTACCGAGTAACCAAGACACAGTGAAAATATCTCTGTAGATGAGAGTTCTTTGGCCCACAGACGTGATATCGTCAAACGGAATTTTTGTAAAATCGTAGTTGCTCCATTTTAAATCTTCATTCATAATTTATTATAGCATCCAATTTATTCTTTGTCAAGTATAGGTATTTAATAGACTATAGTTCTTCTTTTGAAAAATGATCTCTTTTATTTTCTTTACAAGTGTTTAAACATTTTGGAATTTTATTATCACCAGTCCAGGATTCAATTATATCCGTAAACACTTTTCCTTTGAGTGCTTCTTTAATACTTACGTTTTCTAGATTAATGTCGTTCATGTAGTCGTGCTCAACTAGTATTTCTTCAAAGCGATCTTTAACTTCACCTGTTACAGAAAATTCTAGCATCTTGCTGTTTAGATGACAGCACGGAATAACGTTACCCATATGATTTACAAAGATTCTTTTTTGATTTGAATACTTACAACTTATACAAGGCGACTCGTCTACTTCTTTTTTCTTGTGCTTCACTCCATTTTTATCATCGCGGTGACTTATGATAGTTTTAAAATCTTTAAACCCTTCAGCTTTAGCTTTTGCTTTTGCTTCTTCTAGTTGGTGCTCGTTATGTTCAAACACAATAAACTGCCAATTAGATTTGCCGCCCGCTGCATTAAATGCGCGGTAGTTTTTTTCTACCTTTTCAAAATTAGAACCTTCTCTATAAATTTCACTTGTGCTATCGCTACCGTCAATGCCCCATGTTACTTTGTGGCTTGCAGGCATATGAGTAGCTAACTTTGCCCACCATGCTTCGGTTCGCAAACTCCCATTAGTAGCAACGTTTATATGGGCATTCCAATCTGCAAAATGATCAATTATATCAAAAAAGTCAGGATGGGTAGTAGGCTCGTCGACACTGCCGCAAAAGTTGATAATTTTTATATTAGGAAAGTCTTCTTTAATAAATCTTTTTCTAATAGTATCGATTCCAATATAATGTTTGTTTAAAATCTTATCAGCTTGTTTTGATATAACTCTAAAACACCCCTTGCAACTTATGTTACAAAAGCTAGTAAGTTCTATATCAATCCATTCTATTGTGTCAGTTGACCACATTATGTTATCCTCGTTTCTAAATATTTAATAATATCGGGATGCAAGTATTCGTGATAATCTTGATCCCTTGATTTATCAAATACTGTAATTTCCCTCAACATGTTTTGTCTATGTTCGTCAGTTACATCAAAGTCTAAATTTTCTTCTAAGTATTTAATTACATGCTTCACCATAGTTGAGCCGTGGTCAGCTGCAAGAGTTTGAAAATTTTTGATCAGGTCGAGCTTTATATCTTTTGTTAAGAATTTAACATTAATAAATTTTTCATCTGGCCAAATCAAGTCTACAAAAAAGCTACAATTCTCTACTGTATCATTATTTAAAATACGTTCTTTGTACCATTTATAAAGATCGGGAATGTAGTGTGCGTTGAGCGCACTAAGCACTATAGTTGGAAATAAATTTAACTTACGATCGTTTTCGTCAAACTTTGCAATTAGGTTATCTAAACTTTTTACAAGACTGTTCCATTTCATTGGGTAACGAATATATTCGTAATTTTTTCCAACACTGTCGATGCTTAGATTTAGAGACGGCGCGCCTCTAAATTTTAACATTTTTTTAACTAATTGATTATTAAATTTTGTTGCATTTGTATGAAAACTTAAATGTATATTTTTGGCAGCGTCAACTTCTATAGCTTTATCTAAAAACTGTAAAAAAGGTTGAACAATTGTAGGTTCACCACCAGTTGCTTTAATTTCTCGCAAGTTGTGTATGTTATCTAAAATATTTTGCCATTGCTCGTTACCGTTCCAAAAATGTGACTTGTTGTGAGAATTTGGACCTGTATTATGTAAGAAGGTAGGAATATTAGTTAATTGCTTATCAGATTTCCATTCAAACCCACTGATGCCATTAGTGTCTAGATTGTTTTCAATAAAGTAATTATAATCGTGTCTAAGCTTATTACTAAGTCCAGGTTGACACATTCTGCATCTAAGGTTACAATTTTCGCCAAGGCTCAGGTCAACACATTGCATCTTCGGATTATTAACATCAAACTCATTAGCATCAGGAAGGGTAGAAAAAATCCTATAGCTTGTACTGCCTCTGTCTTCCATTTTCCAACAAGTGTTACAAGCTTGGGGGCGGTTGCCTGCAAGCATTGATTCTCTTATTGCAGTCATTGCAGGTCCATAGAATATCTCCGTGGGCATAATTTTTTTTTCAGACTTAGCAATAATGTCTGCTATATGCAGTGGATCGGGGGTCTCGGGCCTTATTGCATTACAACATGGTGCTGCACTTACAATACCTAAGCCGTCTTTCCACTCCTTTAGTGCCAATTGACTAAAGGGAAAATAGCAAAACGTATTGTCGGTTTCTGGTTTCATTAATTGTTCTCAGTAGGTATAATCGGAGGAGCCTTTGCTACTTCGTCCATACTGTTTTCAAAAACACTACTATCAATATGATTATAAAGAACATCTTTATAGTTTTCTTTATATGCACTCTTTGGTGCGCAAAGGCCGCAACCACATGTAGCTTTTGGACAAATAACAGTTGGCATTGTCTTTGACTCAAGGCGTTGTTTTAGATCTGCAATGATTTTATAACCTTCGCTAATCTTTCCAATCGGGCCGCGTGTTTGATCAAATTTAGCTTGACACGTTTGGTGATGGAATACTTGATCTGTTTGTTGTTCTAAATGCAGGAAGAACCAGTTAACACTGCAATGCCAGCCTTTAAAGTTTCTAAAGTCAACAAAGGTACTTTTACGATCTTCTCCTTTAGCACTTAGGCACATCTCTCTACTGCCGCAGCACGGTCGTCCAATTGCATAACCATCTTTCTTTGGTTTAAGTACAGGAACTGCTTCAGCAACCTTAGTTTCTTCGTTTGTAGGTTCGCCTACAGCACTTAGTTTGTGCGATATTTCTTTTTCATCATTAAGTTTAGCGTTCTTATACTTCCAGTAGTTTTTCATATAATCAAGTTGTTCTTCAGTATACTGGTGTGCAAAGTCACTAGCACTGCCTGCTTCTTCTCCAATTACACGCGGTACATACTTTACACCGTTTTCATGCAAAAAATCACATAGCTCTTTGCATTCGTCAAAGTATGCAGCATGAAACATAACATTAACACTTACAGTGAAATTATTTGCAGGGCCTTCTTTATGAAACTGCATTATTCTATCTTTAACTTGCTGTTTAAGTTTTTGATTGCTTTCGCTATGATAACTAACTGTGGCGTGAGTAAAATGCTTCATTACGTTATCGGCCATCTTCTTGCCCATTGCGCCGTTTGTAGTAAGTGAAAATGTTGCAGTCCACTTGTCACTATACCGTTTTTTGTATTCATCTTTAAGATAAATTACAAATGGAACAAAATGAGGGTTAACTGTAGGCTCGCCTCCGGTAAAACTAATAGCGGTATATTTGTTTTTTCTATATTCCATATATGTATCAATATATTCAAACAAGAAATTTGTGTTAGCTTTTAATTCGTCAAGAGTTGCATGTGGACTAAAGTTATCATGACGGTGAACAGGACAATAGCTACAATCATAGTTACATCGTCTTCCAAGATCCCACGACACTTGAAAAACATTTCCAGTAAGCAAGTCTACTGTATCAAAACTCATAAAGAATAACCCTTCTTTGCTGCTTCTTCCATTGCCCATTTTCGTTCAGCACACCAAAAACAATTGTTACATACTTCGAGAGGAATACCGTGTTCGTATGTGTCCCACGTTATTCCTTCAAATTGGCCTTCGCAACTTCTTGTAGTAGTTAACAAATCTTGCCACCCATTAACAAAATATTGTTCTATAACCCAATCTTTTTCAACATACTTAAACGGGTGTAGCTGACTCCATTCTTGTTGTTCTGCTGTGGCGTCCTCTATAGATACCTTTCTATCGTGCGGGGCTTTATTCAGCTTAACATTGGGGTTTTTAGTAACACAATTGTATATGCGAGAAAGATTGTGTCGTTTAAATGCATATTGATTATATGCACTTACCACCATCCTGTCGCCGGAAAACGCAGGATCTGCTGGGTTTTTATAAGGTCCGGACTCTTCAAATTGAGGTGGAATAAATCCTTCAATGCGTTCGACAATTACATCTGGAAACATTTTCTTTAATTTATTGTATACATCAATGCTGATGTATCCAGCCCAAGGCCTATCGGTGTAAACACGAACAAACGAAATTATCTTTATCTTTGTCTTGTATCCATTTTCTTGAATGTACTTTGCTAACAGTGACGTAAATAACGCACTGTCGGCACCGCCACTTACATTTATTCCAACATAGTCCCAATTCGGATCGAAGCGTACAGGCAAGCCATTTAGCTCATGTAACTTATCACTTATGCCAAGTGAATAGAATTTTTTTTGTATTTCATCAAGATTTGTCATCTAGAGATTCCTTATTAAATATATCTTTCATTTCAGGAAACGTTTCAGCAAATGTTATCCCACGTTGTTGATCACATAATCCAAGAAACTCTTTCATTTCGGGTAGACGTTGACTCCAATCTTCCGAATCCATAAAGCTAAGTATTCCATCAAGACGTTTGATTCCGTATTCTGCTTCTTGCCATGTTTCATATGTTATTTTTCCTTTGTGCCACTCCGGTATACCTAGTTCCCAGTTTTCTTCCCACCACGGATACCATGCTTCGTACTTATCTCTGCATTCTTTCTTAAACCAAGTAGGTAGAGCTTTTACATTTAGGTGTGCCGGCCAGTATACAAAGTGCTGACTTATGCCGCCAGCGCCAAATGGCCACATGTTAACCTTTTTAAAACCTTGCTCAAGTTTCCATTGTATAAAATCTGGCAAGTAATATACATTAAGGGCTTGTACTGCGCAAGCAATAGTAACCTCGACATTATCACTTGTTTCGTTATCAAGTATGTGGAACACTTCTTCTTGACGTGTCCACTTACTAGGATAGCGAATATAATCATTCATCTCTTTAATGCTGTCTATCGAATAGTGAAAACGCACCAGCTTAAATTCTTTCCATAAATCAAATAGGTCCTCTCTCCATTCAACTCCATTTGAGTTATAACGAAGTTCAAGGTCTTTTGCATAACCCATTTTAATTGCGTGTTCAAGAATTTCATAATGTTCCTCAATAATAAGACTTTCGCCGCCTGCAAAATAGATTTGTTGCATAGTCGGCATTTGCTCATAAAACTGTTTCCAGAATGTAGGATTTTGTTTGTGCCAGTTGTAACTACTGCCGTTAGTACTACCTTTGTCTTCCCACTGCATAATCTCTTTAAGTGATTCGTTTTTAACTGCTGGGAAGATAGCTTTGTAGTCTTTAATCCAGCCACTGCTATCATGCGGGCTGCACATTACACAAGCAAGCTGACACTTTGTTCCAAAACGCAAATCAATGTATGCTAGGTTTGGGGGCACTTCGCCATCTTCTTTGGTATCGGCTAGAATCTTTTCAAGGTCTACACGCTGGCTCCAATAGTGTGTTTCCCACTGTCGCTTACTACGATGGCCTGCTGCTTCCTCTTTGTAGCACTTTAAACAGCTAGGTGGTTTTTCTCCGTTAAGCATTTGCTTTCGGACGTTCTTCATGTAGTTGCTATTCCATGCTGTTTCAAAGTCACTTACATTTAGATTGTTAGGCTTGCCATCATCTGTTTTAAGAATGCCTACTTGTCCGCCATGTTCTTTGTCATTTGTTGGGCCAACGCTACTTGCGTTAGCTGTACAACAAACTCTCATGCTGCCGTCTGGGCGTGTACTTAGGTGTACCCACGGCAGGAGGCAAAACGTCTCGCTCGGTAATTTATCGGTCATTAGTTTCCTTCAATCTTAATTTCGTTATGGTAAGCTTTGTTCATTCCGCATGTACGAACACAACGAGTTAGGTGCAAGCTGTTTTTAGGATCCCAACTTAATTCTAACAGTTCAGTATACCACGGATGTGATAGAATTTCTTCTACAGTGTGATATCTAAGGGAATTCCACGTATCACTAAAAATTGCCAACTTGTCGACTATTTTGTCTCCATTTTTAATAAATTCTGTCCACAAAAAACAGCATGGCCAAACTTTTAAATCTGCAGATATAAAAATCTCTCCCTCATGGATGTACTTACACGTTATACTTTTAATTATAGCATCTTTTTCGTTTTTGTCAATTTCTTTGTTTGAGGAATAATCCTCAATGAATTTATCAAGCTTTTGTACTTGAGCCACTTTACTGTGTTCTTTAGCACCCGTTGTTGTAACTATTTTTTCTTCTTTGACTATTTTACCATTTTGTTTTTTAGTAATTTGCGATAGCCAATCCTGATAGCTGTTGCGCATACCAGTACGAGTGGCAAATTTTAATCCTAGCTCTGCGGCGTGCTGGCGAGCAGTGTCTAACTCGTATTCATTATGGTCAAACACAATAAAGATCCATGTGCCCGTTGCAATGCCTTCGCCGCCTGCCATGTATGCTTTTACGTTACGCTCAATAACTGAGAATTTTGTATTAACTCTGTATATGTGATTTGTTTCAGCATGACCATCAATACAAAAGACAACGTCTACATTTTGTGTTTCTTTGCCAACTTTGCCTAATTCTCGCCACCATTCTTCTGTACGGATGCCGCCGTTTGTGCTTAATTGACAACGGCCACCGTTTGTGGCCAAATATCTAACCATGTCCAGACATTCTACGTTTGCAGCCGGGTCGCCTAATACTCCGCAAAACTTAAACGATTTTCCAGTAATGTGTTCTTTTTTAGGAAAGGCTGACTGCAAGTCTTTAAATGTAAAACTTTGAATCTTGTATTCGCCGAGCCGTTGTGTCCTTAGACAGCCCGGGCACGCCGCATTACAATCCGACGTGATTTCGAGTTCAATTTTTTTAAGGAAATCAACTGACATTGTGTACGTACTTTACTCTCATAAATATATTTATGAACTCCGATACACCAGAAAATAAAAACAATGCAATACTTAAGAAATATGGCAAATCCTTTTGTGCTGCGCCGTTTACTAGTTTCCACGAAGGTGAAAACGGTCTTATCAGTACGTGTTGCAAAACTAGAAATCCTCTTGGGTTTACTTCCCAAAATACTGTAGAAGAAATTCTAAACAGCGCAGAAGCACAGAAAATTCGTAAAGAATTTCTAGAAGGCAAACGCCCAGAGCAATGCAAGGCTTGCTGGAATCTAGAAGAAAGCGGAAAGATTGCTAGCAACAGACTCCATTCAAATGATATGGGTGCGGCAGGCATTGACGAAGCTGTCGCAAATACTAACGAAAATGGCTATATGAACAAACAGTTTCCAACATGGCTGGATATCTTATGGACTAATAAATGCAATTTTGCGTGTATAGGATGCAAGCCTAGTTTAAGTAGTACAATTGCCAACAACTATATAAAAGAATTTTCTATATTGCACAATCACGACTACGCAAAAGAACAATCACATGAATGGAAAAATTCAAATGATAGCAAAATAGATTACGTTCTTAAGCATAGTGATTCTATACACACTATTCACCTTAACGGCGGCGAACCATTAATGGCCGAAGACTTGTATGAATTCTTAGAAGTAATGATTAGCAAGGGACTTCACAAGAAAATAAAAATATGGAGTCATACTAACGGCAGTGTAAAGAGTTTTAAAGGTAGAGATTTAATACTTGATTATTTTTCTCATTGGGGCAAGAATTGTAAGATTACGTTAAGCAATGACGGACATAGTAAGTACGGTGAATATATTAGATATGGATACAATGATAAAAAATGGCTGAATACATATGAAAAAATTAAAGAAGCAAAAATAGAATTTAACGTTCAGACCTGTTTAAATATTTTTAACGTATTGTACTTAGATGAAATTAATGATTGGTATTTTTCTAATATTATCGATAATGAAAAGATTCCATATGGAACATTAACCCTCTGGACAAATCCAACTCTTAGTATTAGGCTAGCAAATCACATACCTGAACTAAGAGAACAGTCGTTAAACATGTTAACACAGCTTCAATCTAAGAAAAGTATGCAGTGGAATAAATCACTAGTTTCAAGTCACCAATGGCTTGAAAATAATACACATGCGGACCAACATCATTTGAAGTCTTTTTATAACGGAGTAGTAGCGTTAGATGCAAAAAGAAATACAAACTTTTTAGAAACGTTTCCGTTGCTTACAGATTTATACAATTTAGGAAAATCTATTTAATTCCAGCTTTTTGTTTTCCCCAATTGCGTTCTTCACACCAAAAACATTCTCCGCATTCTGGAACAAACTGTCCCTCAACATAATTTTCGTATGTTAGATCATCCCATTCCTGTTCACAGCTACGTGTTGTATTAAGTAAATCGAGTACATTATTATTAGCGTACTGCTTAATAATCCAATCTTTTTCAGTTAATCTAAATGGTGTTAAGAACCATCCATTTTCATCTGCGCTTGCAAGAGTATCTATTTCGTATTTTGGAGTGTCCCTTGCAAGAACTCTGCGGGAGTGCTCTAGTCCTGTAGGATTTTTTGTAGTAGCATTATATATTGCATCATACTTATTTTGAAATTGAAGATAACGACTATAGCTTACCCCTATAACAACATCGCCTGCGCGGCCATTAATTGGTCCGGCAGCACTGAGCTCAAGTTCCGGAGGCATATACATAGTATGTCTTTCTCCAATAATTTCTGGAAATCTATTCTTGAGCCAATTATAAACATTTTCTGCAATACTGTATTGCCAAGGACGTGTTTTCCACATACGGATATATGATAACACATCAACTTGACAATCGTAGTTGTTTTCTTCAATAATTTTACAAACTAAAAATGCTAATATTGCACTGTCTGCGCCGCCACTTAAATTAATAACTACCTTTTTCCATTTAGGATTTACTGGTATTGGAAGACCGTCGACGTTGTGCGTTTCTAAATTAGTGCTATTATATAATTTTTCCATTTTATTTCCTTATTTAAACTGTGCAGCAAACGGATCAAACTCTGCTCCACATTTCATAGAACATACTTTTAGCTTACCTGATGCACAAGTCGGCTTATTCCAACTTGCTTGTATAGAATCAAATATTCCAGTATCAAACACTGCACGTAGACCATGTATCTTAGCGTTAACTGCATCTTTGCCGCCTGCTTCGTCAATAAAGTCCCATACTTGTTCTACTTTTGGATCTTTGTGCCACCACTTGTACATACGACCTGCTGTCCAGCAACACGGCATTGCCAATCCTTCTGCTGTAATAAACAAGTTGCCTTCGTCTTTTACTTTACAATTAATAGGTGCAGCATCATAATATGCGTCCATACTACCGTACTTGTCAATAATTACATCCTGTTTCTTAAGTGCAGTGTTTTGAAACTTTTCATCAGGCTTTTTAATTTCGTTGGTTTCGTTGCCTTTGCGATCAACTGCTTGGTGCGATTCTTTCTTTTCACTGTTAGCAGTAACAAAACGTCCTGTCTTCTTTGCAACGAACCTCTCAAATCCCATTTCTTTACTTAATGCTTCGGCTTCTTCTACTTGGTGCTGGTTATGTTCGAAGATGAGGAAGTCCCAACGGGCTCTGCCTCCTGCTGCAATAAAAGCTCGCATTGAGCGTTGCACGTTGTCCCAATTAACGTTTTGCCTATATATATGGTTGGTATCAGCAAGACCATCCACACTAAAAATGACAGCGCCGCAACGCCCAAAAACGGCTGCAAGTTCTCTCCACCATGTTTCATTCTTCGCTCCTGCGTTAGTGTTCATACTCAACCACATGTCTTTATTATGACTGCGAAAGTATTCAAAAATTTCTAATGTATCTCTAGCAACAATTGGATCACCTAAGTTGCCGCACATATACAATGTCTTAAGCTGCTTGATAAAGCTGGGCTCAAACATTACTTTAATGTCGTCAAGTGTAAGTTCGCTCAAGTCGATGTGCGGATTAACTGCTCCGCCGTTTTGATTACGGTCACACATCGGACAAGCTGCTTGACAATTCTGTGTGTTTTCTAAATGAATTACTCTAATATCTTCGTACTTGTACATTTATTTTAATGCCTTTAAAATTTCTGGAGCAACATAATTAGTCATAAGTTCGGTATTTCCTTTTGGTCCCATGTGGTTGCCGATGTCAGTCCAGTGTTTATCCAAAAGTCCTGTTTCTTGTACTACAAAATCAACAATGTTAATACTAGGGGCCGTGTTCTTGTCCCAAATTTGCAGCCAAGGATAAACAAGATGGGGAATATTTTTATTTTCAATAAGCGCATGAGTATAGTATAATTGAGCCTGTATAGACTCTAGATGATGATACCCCCCTACTTCGCCTACAGCGTAGACGTTCATCTTATTAAGTAAATCAAATACCCATTTTACTTTTTTAGATATCCTATTCCCTGGCTGACTGGCTATTCCAGGATTTACCCATATTCCTCCCAAAAGTGGATCAACCCCAAATTTAGGAAGATCACTGTACGGTAACAAATAATGATTGTTGCGAGACTTATTATCACCTGTAGGATGTCTCTGCAGATTTCTTGGATCAATTGCATTGAAGAATTTTTTAGAATTAAAAAGTAGACCTAAGCGGTGAGGAGTTGTTACTTGCCAAACAATAAAATCAGGAGTATAATATTCTAAATATTTTTGGATAATCATTGCTTGTGTTGCTACTGAACTACATAAAACTGATACATTGTATAATTCAAAGTCATCTAGGCCGCCTTCTTCTAATAGATCATAAAGAATATCCGTCGGAGTTAGGTCGTATGGATTTAAATCTTCCTTTTGAAATTTCTTTAGCTTCTCTACTTTAGAACCGTATAAGCCACGTGTAAAGCTACATCCAACTACTAATATTTTTTTCATTCATCTAATACCAATTTTACTTGTTTGCCCGGACCTACTTTGCTCGGTAAATCGCCGTAACGATCTATATACCATTCAATAACAGCTTTGTACCAGTTTTGGCTATTATGATGTGCCTTTTGATTAAACTGCCATATGTTATTGTTTGTTGCTTCCATTGTACTTAGTGCTCTTGCACTTTCCGTTTGCAACTCTCTTAAACTTAAATCACTTATATCCAATTTTCATAAACCTTGTATACTTTTCTAATTCAAGTTTTCCTTCGTAAAGAACTGTTGTCATTGGTGCAGATTTGCTGAACTCTTCGATTGACGAAGAACAGTTAACATGCTCTTCTATTTCAAAATAGTTATTACTTTGAAGTATTACTAGTTTGCCATTGGGTATCTTTGCATACCAATCTGTAAAATTTTCAATATGTTCACAGCTTGTATTAATAATTGTATCCGGAACATCTAGCACATTGCATTCTGAGCCGTCTGCTCTCCTAACTGTGGATACGTGTTCTTCAAAATTAATCGATTGTATATCCTGTGTTGAAGCTTGGAATTTCCAATCATCGATCACCCAAGGCTTATTGAACACTTTAGCAATGCCTTCGCATTTAAAATCAATATCAAAACTACGTATCTTGTCAACCTTTATATTTGACTCAAACAACATAACTGCTAGAGTAGCATACCATCCTGCACATAAAAATACTGTTCCGAGATCGATTTTAGTTCTCTGAAGTTCTTCAACAAGCCATTGTTTACTTTGTAGCTGACCTCTGCTAAAGCAATCTTCGTCTATTTCTATTTCATTAACAAAGAAATTTTTAAATGCAGCAATAAATTGCGTTTCGACATATCGGTCAAGTATAGGCCAAAGCTTCCATGTATTATCTTCGAGTACAAGTTTTCGTAAGTCGTCGTCATCGATAAGTCTAAATATACTATGCAAATTTTGTTCTGTAACAGCTTTTCTTAATTCTTCAGTATCATACTTATCAACAATACGAAACAAGCTATGTAAGTTTTTTTCTAGTACTGCTTTACGTAAGTCGTCATTGGCATTGGTCAACCTAAAAAGACTAGAAATATCTTGGTCGATGTATGTTCGTCTTAAATCTGCCAATTTTATATTAGTATAGTACAGTAATTCAAATCTATCTAATAGTTCAAAAGTTTTCATAGAGTTAGTTTCCATTTCTCTTTATTATAACACGCATAGCACACACCGTCAATCAATAATTTGTCATTTGTTATTTCGTATCTTACTGGCGGATCTGCTTTTGTTGGGTTAGCATAGAACGGACAATGATCGGTTAGCTCTTTAAAAAATGTATTTGCGGGCGCTGATCTTCTGTAAACGCCCGGCGAATCCGAAAGTGCTGTACTATCAACTGCAAAGTTCATGCCAACAACTTCGGCAACTTCGGTATCTTGTGGAGAAATACATTCAACTGGAAATTTCTTTTTAAACTTTCCTACAAAGTCTGTAATAACTACAGGCACTGGTTTATTGTACAACTCAGCTACCATTAATCGAGTGCCGCCAGGATGTATTGCAATGTTCATCTTTCCAAACCAACTTAAACTTACCGGGGAAGTAATTCCAACTCCTGTTTTAATATCGTCGATGATTTTTGATAGAGCATTTAGCTTTCCGATGTGACTGTCATTTAGCCATGCTTCGTTGCTAAGAACAACATTACTATCTGCAAATAACGAATTAATTAGCCTTGATAGATACATATCGCTGTTATCGTCTGTAAAAGTTTTACTAATTTCTGCTAAAGTTAAAAATGATATATAAGTTTTTGTGCCATGAAAATTATCAAACTCATTAGTTAACTCTACAAAATGCTGATAATCTTTTACAGTATGAACTTGTAAATCCATTATTGCTTTACCTCTATTGTAGTTCCTAACATCTGACCAACTTTTGCTTTTGGACTGTTACTCCAAACTAACACTTCGGCGTCGTCATATAAAAAGTCGCAATCTTTGCAATAAGAAATTTCATCAAATCTTCCTTCTGCATGTTTGGTTCGTAGTTCGTTGTACAAGTCTCCAAAGTATATTTCTTCAAAGCTTTGTGTATCGAAGTGCCCGAGCACACTTGCACTCTCGGTAGGCGGTCCGAGCACTTGACAACAAGGCGTTACGGCTGCGCGATGCCCGTTAATCCCACCTGCTCGTATTGTAAGTTCGTCTGCTGCTGGACGACCGCAACTACGACGTTCTCCTTTTCGTCCATACTCCGGAGAATAGTTTCCGCTCCAGTTATGCATCTTCCATATAAAGCCTTCGGTACCAACAGGATATACAAAGTTGTTTTGGTATTGTTCAACTTCATAGTCCACTTGTGTTGGATCTAATATAAGGTGATAACTGTCAAGATCGCACTTGCTATTTGTTTCTTTAATATATGCTTTTGCTTGTGTTGCATTATTATAAATCAAGTCCCAATTGTCAACGTCCATCCATTTAGCATATGTTTCTCTATTGTACCCAATAACACTAAAACGAAACAGCGTTAATCCTGCATCAATACTGTCTTTCATAAGTCTATCTGAAAACTTACTTCCATTGCTGTAAATAAAGCTTGGCAAGCCACGGCGTGTACATGCTTCGATATATGCAGGAAGGTCTGCTGCCATTGTAGGTTCGCCGCTGCCTTCTAAATTGATAACAGGCTTTCCATACTTTGGAGTAATTTGATCTAAGATTTCTTCAAACTGCTTGAGTGGCATCTTACGCAAGAATTGTTTCTCTCGGCCGGGATTAGATTGCGGACACATCTGGCAAGTATAGTTGCAGCCGCCAAATATTTCAATTACAACTCTTTGTAAATTTACATCAGGATTCATTAAATTTTTCTCTTAACCAATTAAAGTCATTAATCTTCTTTAATGCTTCTTTATCGTTCTGATTTCTTGCGCCATAAGCTGCGCCAGCTTTGGCGCCAGCTAATGCATATTTACCAAACGGGCGATCTTCGCCTACAGTACACCATGTTTGCAAACGAGTTTGTGTTTCTTCATCTTTTTGTCTGTCAATAACTTTAGAGGAAAGCTTAACGCATTCTCTAAATGCACTTTTCCATGTATTATACGGATCGGTATTAAATCCAGTTATGTTGCTAATCTCTTGTACTGCTCTAAACTTGCTGCTAATGCTAGTTGTCATATCGGGCTTAGATAAGTCCATGTTAACTGTCATTTCGGTTGGCAACAACTTTACACCACCATACCCGTACACCAATCCATTAATAGGATTCTGGCTGCGCCATACATGAACAATATCTTGATCCCATTTTGGAGCCAAATAATCAAACTTAAAACCGTCTACAATTAGTGCGTCAGCATCTACTACCCAGAACATGCTGGTCCTGCATAGCTTTGCTGCTTCAATGTGTGCGTTGTGTATGCCCTTAACACCATGTACACGCTTTGCACGTGGTGCAATCTGCAATAGCTTTTCGTAGTTTTCGTCTGCATTAGGTTCTTCATAACTCATAAACACTATGTCGTATTCTGTTGGGTTTGCAACAAACTTGAGTTCGTATTCTCTTCTAGTAAACTTTGCATCTTTGCTGCACAATACAATACCGTCTTGATGTATTCCGTTAACGTAAGAATGATTAACTTTTCTGTCATATGATTCGTGGTGACTGAAATACTTGTCAAATGCAACGTTGCAAGAAGGAGTAATGCCATTAGTAATAATCCAAAACATTTGATACGTTGATTTGTTTAGGGCATCTAAATAATCATCGTATGTATTTGTGTGAAAAATTTCATAAGGTGCTGGAACACTAGCAGTAACGTCTACTTCTTTTTTATTCATAAAAAAACGATAGTTGAATTCTCTACTAGTGATTGGTGCATGTTTTGGGACTAGTGCTATTCCGTCATACGTCTCGCCATTTTTAAACGTATGTATGTACTCTGTACTCCATTCATCAAGCCGAAAATCAAATTGAAACTTGTCATCAACAATAACATCGTCGTATACTGTCCAAAAGAAATCGGTTAATGAAATACGCTGGGCTTCATGGAACGAGGATGCCCGCTTTGCCAAAGGAAAGCGTTTTTTAAGCTTTGCCCATTCTGGATTATCATAGTTAGTTGGCTGAATAAACACGATATCATACATATACTTAATTATAACATAATAGATTTGCCGTGTCAACTTATTGAATAAATATTGTAATGATATATGATGGTGGAACTTACAGAATAAATATTGAAGGTGAAGATAGCACCGTAATTCTCGATTCGTCTACAAACACAATCAAAGCGAATTTAGTAGACATTAATAATCAAACAGCGTTTAATCCAATTAATAGAGAATTTAACGGCGACTTTGTTGGAAATTTTCGCGGTAACATTGTAAACAGCCAAGGCGACAAACTTTACAACTGGAAAACGCAACAATTAAAAGCTAACATTATAAGCAATGACGGAATCATTTCGTATAACTCCGACGCTAACGAATTTTACGGCAAGTTTGTTGGCACACATCTTGGAGATATTGTTAACCAACAAAACGAAATAGTTTACAATGCAGATCAAAGATCTTTGTCCGCAAGTCTAAGAAGCATTAATGGCGATCTAGCTTATGACGCAAGTACAAATACTATCATGGCAAATTTTAGTGGAAAGATTATCAATAGTATTAATGTTAGTGTACGGAATTCAACAAGTACAAAAACGTTAGTTGATGTAATAAGCGAGACTGTACATGCCCGTGTAATTGGAAATGTTATTTCTAACGACGGAGAAACTATAGTTAATGCTACTAGAAACTCCGTTAAGACCAAAACCGTAAAAACTGCAAATCTACGTCCATGGGAATATGACACCGGACTTACTATTGGACAAAACAACAGCGACCTAACCTTAATATCTGGAAAAAATGGAATTGACATTGTAAAACAAGATCATAGCGATTCTCTCTCACAACGCAACCGAATTAATTTTATAACCGATCTTAACGCTGCGTTGAATGAGCGGCTATTAGCAAGTATCGAAGGTACCGGAATTCACAACGGAGAATTATACCAAGGCGGGGTGTTAGCTTTTGGCATAGACAAAGACTTTAAGGCAAAGGGCGAATTTAGCAGTATTCCTTCTTGGTTTGGAGTGTTTGTTAATGACGGTAGTGCTCCAACTTATGGAATCGAGAACGCACTAACTCAAAGTTTAATATTTGATCATACTGGCATTTTAAATATTCCAGTATTGAAACTTAGAGGTAAACAGCCAAAAAACCCCGAAGAGGGTACTATTATCTTTAATAAAAAGCTTAAAAAGTTTCAAGGATATACTGGCGACGAGTGGGTTAATTTACATTAATGAAATATATAGGAAATTATCAATTTGATGGGTTGCGAGAATTAGCAATTATGCACGTCGGATCTAGACGGCCACGCGATATACCCCACAAAGAAAGTTGGGACGGATATACAGCGGCATCAAAAGCTGGGCATTATGATTTAAATGCAGTGTATTGGGAAATTGTAGAACAAGGACAAATTGATACTGATTTAAAATTTCCGTGGACAAATTCAAACACGCACTGGTGGATTTCAAAAATGACTCCAGGACAGTTTATGCCGATGCACGTAGATCCAATAGCTGAAAAACGCAAATGCAATAGATACTGGATCCCGTTACAAGATTACGAACCAGGACATATCTTTATTTACGATACTGAGTTAATTAAAGATTATGTTGCAGGAGACGTTTATCAGTTCAACGACAGCGACGGTTATCACGGCGCTGCAAACATCGGGCACAGCGTTAGATTAGTATTGCAAGTAAACGAATATTTTGACTAATTCCATCTAACTGACAAATCAGAAATATAACTTTGGCTATTAAGTACATAATCAACCGCTTCGATTAATTGTTCGCTGTCTGTAAACGGTTCGTTATTACTAGCTTCTAATAGGTTTCCAAATTTTATTAAAATGCTTTGTGGCATATTATGCCAATTGTTAGTTAAATGGTCATAACAAAGTTCTTTGTGTGCTTTTTCTAAAAGTAATTTCGTACTTACATACTCGCTTTGAAATCCACGCAACAGTTGAAGATCGTTGACGCTAAAATCAGTTGCTAATGTTCCAAATGATATAATTTTTTTAATATCAAAATTTGCGTTCTTTTTCCACGTGTTAAATACTCGAATAGCAAGTTCTGATTGCGAATGCCCAATACATGCAATGTTAAAGAACACATCTGCATCTTTTGCTAATTCAACAACTCGATCACATGATTCTTGCGTTAAAAGATCAAACCCATTTGAACGAGATACAACTAACCAGTTGTATTGGTTTTTGTACTTCTCAAAAATGATATTACCAACTGGGTTAGTCGACCCAGTTATAATTGCTGTTTTCATTTGATATTAAATCCTGCAAAAGTAAAATTAGGATTATCAATCCAAAATCTAATTGTATTTCCAATTAGTTTGTAATTTTTATAGCTGGTGCTAGTTAGTTTTAAATATAGCATCGGATGTGTACTGTGTCTTGACAGTTTAACAAATTCATTTTCTAATGATTCTTTTGTTTTACTGTATTTTGGAGTGTCTGGATTATGAAAAGTGCTTGCAATACTGCCACATACTACAATACTACATTTTTTATTCAATCTTTCAAGATAGTCAAGTTGTGTTCCGTTAGCATATGCATTCAATATAACAAGACTATCTTGTTCGATCGAGCTGCATATATTGTTAATATCTTGCTCTATGTTGTATTCTGGCCTATCAAACCCAAAACAATTAAATTCGTGTTTTAAATATAACCCAAGACCGCGTGTGCTTCCTGTTATATACCTCAATAGTGCTCCAAATGATCAATTCCTAGTGTCTTTCTAAAGCTGTCACTAAACTTGCAATCAATGCGCAATCCGTATTCAACTTCTTTAGATTCCTCGCCGCCGTGCCAGTCTTCGTCATTCCAAAATGCTGCATTACAATTTATGTAGTGCTTATTTTCTGTTTCCGGGTCCCAAATATAAAAGCCACGCTTGGTTCTATAACGGATGTGAATAAACTCGTTGTTGTGCTGCGAGTACTGTTTATCGTCAAAGACTCCATTATTTGCATCGAGGTCTCTGTGTTCAAATGCTCGGCCGTTATGGTCGCAATGGAAAAATATTACTCTGCCAATGCGATCAATAATTCCACTAGTTTGTAAATTCTCAACCCATTTTACAATACCCGGAAAGTATACACTCTCTTCCGTCTTTTGTCGTGCAGTGTTACGTTCATTCCAGTCACCTTGTTCCCAAAGGAAATAATAAATGTAAGGATCGTTTGCGCCCATAGTAGCTTTAAGGTAACGAGTAAAAATGTTACGATTTCTAAAATCTTTTAAATCTGTAAAATATAGCTTATCCCCTATAATTCTGATCGGATCATCTTCAGGAAGTTCGAGATATTCTTCAACTGCTTTGTAAATTGGTTTCCAATCCATTGTATAGCTCATGTCTTTAAAGTCAAATCCAGGAGACATCCAAGTTCCTTCTTTTGCATAATCTCGTGCTAATGCAAAACCCTTTGCTATTTCAGGATGCAATCCCTTAAATCCGTCAATATCTAAATACGGGTCTAAGTTAATATACGGTCGATTTCCAATTCCTCTTATCATGTATCTATTTACTTGATAACTAAGTGTATGAACATAGATTTTGAATACTACTATAATAATGTGCCCAGCAAGGGTCTCTGCCGTAACAATTTAATTTACACAAGCTTAATGTCTAAAAACCAAGATGTATTTTGTCAATGGTACTATAATGATGAAAAATATCACGGGGGACAAAACGAAGTTGTTGACATTGCACTAATGGGTGATAAATGGCGAAGAGAAATGCATTACTATTATACATTTCAAAGAACTCATAAAGAGCATGTCTTAGACATTTTAGATCTTGACTATATTACAAGAAAAGCGTATTATAAAATACAAGGTCCGGACTTTTGGGAGTTATCCAGATGTGACTCTAAAAACTTTGATAGCGTACTTCCAGACTGGCGTGATCAGATGCACAAAATACTGTTTGACTTACGCAAAGAAAAACTATGGAAGTTTAGCTTACATCCTAGTAGCTATTTCATTGTTGACGGAAAACTAAAGACTACAAACTTTTTCTTTTGTTATAATGACAAAGAATACGGTTTTGCAGTATCGGATATACTAAGTCATATTAGTCAAGATCGAAGAAAGCACTTATATCCAACAATGGAAAAACACAATATTATTGTAGACGAAATTGCTCCATTTAAAAAGCTAAGTCTGTTAGCTTTAGATAGTTTTAGTGATTGCTACGATCAAGAGTTTATTAATAAGGCAAAACAATATTATGTATAAAGTTGAGGAATACAATGATAGCTTAGATCTAAGTGATTTTTACAAACTTGCTGACGAAAAAGGATATCATAATAATTCAAGTAAAGAAATACTAGTAGATACCTTCAAGCATTATGACAGATGGGCTACGTGGTTTCTTTCGACTAACAATCAATTTGTAGGAAGTGTTAGCGCACATAGTCTCGAAGAACTTGGCATATTAGGTGATTCCTTTAGGATGGCTGCACGAACTTGTGTGTTAGCAGATCTTACAGAACGGCCAAAGCACATGAGATCAACAAATACTATTTTTAAACAACATCAACACTTAACAGCACAAGTATTCTATCCACTGTGCATCGAATGGGCAGGACGTGATAAAGATCTCTATATTAGCACAAACGAAAACGAAAGCGGCAAGCAACGTGCTGTACACCGAATTTATTGTCCTACTTTGCAAGACACTGGAGTTCTCGAAGAACCGATTGAGCTCGAATTTCGATTGAGCATACAAAGCTTTTGGAAATTTAACGTTGAGACATTTTACGAGCAACTAAATCGAAATTGGTGGCCGGCTGCAAAGAAGGCAGTTGAAGATTGTTTAGGAAAAGAAATTAAGATATGAATGATAAGCTAGTACTCGGAATGCCTCACTTATTAAGTAATTTTGATCTTAATTTAAATCATATTGCTAAGATATTTGGCGACAATCACTGGCATTATATGTCAGACCGTCCGAGCGACAGTTACATTAACAATAATAGAATTTATCAAAGCTTTTTAAGAATCGATTTTTCTATAAAAGATAATTTCAACGAGGATGACGAATTTGATGTAAATATAGTCGGAGACTATGTTGATGACTATATCTTTCGTACTAATCACACTTTCGGCAATAATTCTATCTCTATGTACACTATTGGTATCTATATGGAGAATGAAAAAATACAAAAGGCAAGACGCCTGGGTAAGAAGGATCAGGCGTTTTGGTTAAGTCATAAGGCGAAAAAAAAGAACACACGTACTGTGTTAGAACCTGTAGACTTTCCAACTTACTATAATATCGATTTCAACTGTGCAAAAATACTCTATTGCGCAAACTATCTAAAATTTATATACCAATATTGTGATGTAAAAGATATTGATCCAATTATTACTCGAATTGATTATTTTGGAAATATCTCCCCAAAAGCTGTATTGACTGTCGGTAAAAGCAACAACGATTTTGTTATACTCGAAAATGACAGACTTATAGCAAGTGTAGAATACCTACCAAAGGTTTAAAAGATACTTTGGTTGTAGTCCACAATTTGATCCGGCATGCCAAAGTTTGCGACTGCTCCACATATAAGTAGAACCTTGCGGTCTATTATAAAATGCTTCATCGCCTGCAATAAAGATATGCCCAACTGCGGGCTGTCCTATGTGGCAATGATAGCGTACACAATCATCTAAGACGTCATCCTTGTCATTAACGTCCCAGTGTACTGGAGCATAATTTCCAACGTGTATGCAGCTAATCCAAGCTGTGTGATAATTTTCAATCTCAAAAAAATCAACAAACTTCTTGATTACCAATTCGTCAAACTGTTGACCCGGAAAATACATATCCCATCCAAGTGTTCCGCCGTCTGCAATAGGTTTGTAATTTCCTTTTTCCCACAATTTAGTAACTTCGTTAACGCCATCTAGCTTGTCGCCTTTTTTGTGACGTGGTCCGACATAAGCAGGCTCAGTGTTATCTAAATCTGCAATAACTGCATCCCAATTTAAATTTGAACAATTTCCAATAAAATTAATCATTTGGTTTTCCTAAAAAATGCATCATGTAAAATGGATCAGATCCGCTGTTTGATTTAGCATGATAGCTATTCCAATTGTCCCATTTAATTATTGTTCCTTGTTCTTGATTGTAATAACATTTGTCCTCAACGAGGAACACATGTCCAAATCTAAACTTTCGTCGGTCAAGAAAACAACTCCACCTTACTAGCTCACCATCGGCTAGCCATTCGTCGGTGCGATCATTAACGTCCCAATGCCACGGCGCAGTTTTTCCAGGCATAAGTTTACTAACCCATGCATACCGAGGGGTAGCGTTTACTTCTCTTGCAAACCAATCTACAAAAAGTTTGTCTGGATAATAATTAATCCACTCAACATTTGTTAAATCATAACCTGCTGTTTTCCAGGTATCTAGTATTTCCGTATACGGATCAGTTGGACCTGTTGCTCGTTTAAGAATGCCTGTAGCATTATTTGCAATTCCGTTAGTGCAACTTAGCATAATACTATTACAAGCAATTTTATTCATTAAACAGTTCCTTATATACTCCAAGCAAGGAGTTGTTGCCCCAATTAGTAATTCTTAATGTATGTTTGAATAATACTTCGAGATCTAGCATATCGTCTTTGACAAATCCAGGAATTTTTAATTTGTCTTTGTTATTCATGTTTAGGATAACGTCTAGATTCCTTTTTTCAGTAACAGGATTAGCTATTTCTGTTGTTCCGTACCAATCAAATGTTCTCATATTGTCGTTGTTGTCAACATAGTGACAGTGAGGATACATTGTTATTTTGTAATAACCAAATTTGTGCTGATCTAAAATAATAGACTTTATCTTATCGCCCCACGAGTTTGGGTGATGATTGCAGCCATAGATATGTTGATTACAACTTAGTTCGTACCATTTAATATATACTCGTTTTTTCTTATAGTCAATCTCTATTATTTCAGGAGCATAGGGTTTGTCTTTAAAAATATTTAAATATTTTAGTTCTCTTTCAAAGAAATAATCAGCTGCTTCTTTTGTATAATCAAGGCGCACATGATCTCGACGTTGATATTTGTTTCGCCAATCAAAGTTTAAGCAAAACGTTTTGCCATCTCGACTGATTAACGGTTCGTAAGACTGTTGTGCCATACCTAATGTTCCATCAGGAGTATACTTAAGGTAAGGGTGCCAGTCATTAATATTCATAAGAAAATTCCTTTGGTAGAAGATTCTTTAATACCGGAACATATGCCTCTTCGATATCAAACTTTACGCTTGTTTGTCCTTGTTTAAAATTTGTAATAATTCCAGATTTATTTGCAATGTTTAACCACGGGCTTAAAGTGTTGTCAAATTTAAAACGTGGATTCTTGCCACGAGCAGTTATAAGCACAGTTACAGGCGATGAAATTTTATTATTAATTAAAAGTTTTCTTACAACAAGTTGCTTTCGGTCATATTCGCCAAAATTAACTGCAGAATGGCGAGGACTTGCATCCATGTCATACCAAATTCCATCTGGTTTCAAAAAGAAATTTTGATTATTATCTAAGTTTACTAATGCTGCACAATCGCCCGAAAGGTTTAAATGATACCTGTCATCAATGTCACTGTGTGAATAGTAGCACGAACCACTCTTAAGTGTAATGATTCTTGCTTCTCCTGTGTTAGGTGGAAGTACAGACAGCACTTCTTCTATTGCAGTACCTTTATATTCATCTAGTATAACCCAGGGATCATAAAAGAAATCGCCAGTGGGTTTATTTAATATTAATTTGTCAGAATTACCAAAAGTACTACAATCGTGTAGTAAACTTAGATTGACTTTATGCCTAGTTTCGTGTATCATGTTTATATTTATATGCTCAGTTTTTAGGTTAAATAAAAGTATGATAGTTGACAAATTAGACATCCCACTTGACAAAAGGTGGAGGCGCATCGGTATTAGTTTAAGTGGCGGCGCAGATAGTGCATTGCTTGCATACCTAATCTTAAAGAACACTAACGCAAGCATATTCTTTACAACACAAATACGTATGTGGAAAACTCGGCCTTGGCAGCGTTATGTTGCAAAGGATGTAGTAAGCTGGTTTAGAGAACACTTTAATAATACCATTGAACACGTCGAAAACTTTATTCCGCCGGAATTAGAAGAGCCAACAAGCCCTCTTATTACAGACGAGTACGGCAAGCAAAAACCTGGGAATAGAATTATACTAAGGGCGCACAATGAATTTGTAGCGCATACTTACAAACTCGACGCTTGGTATGCAGGAGTTAATTTAAATCCAACAGAGAAGTTTGATGGTGCGCCGCCCGACAGAGACCAAAGCTTCATTCCACTAAATCTTTCGCATATGGGGGTACAAGTACTGCACCCATTTGTTAACACCAGGAAAGACTGGATTATACGCCAGTACATAAATCTCGGAATTGGCGACTTACTTGAAATTACACGAAGTTGCGAGGGTGAATTTAAAAACTTAGACTACACCAATTACACTCCGTACCAACAAGTTCCAATTTGCAAAACATGCTTCTGGTGTAACGAAAGAGAATGGGGTGTGCATAATGCATTCAAGTAAAACTTTCTGTATGCATCCGTTTACAGGATTGGCTACAAGAGAAGATGGCGCTATTAAAGTTTGCTGTCGCAGTCATTCTGTAGGCTGGATACAAAACGAAACACTCGAAGAGGCGTGGAATAATGACGCCATGCGTACTATACGACGTCAAGTGCTTAACAACGAACGCCCAGAAGCTTGCATTCCATGTTTTAATTTAGAAGACCAGGGTGTAGAGAGTTTGCGACAAAGACACATACGCGATAGTTTTCCTGATTCGCGGATCAATTTATATCCAAATGCACTTGACAGTTTAAACGATGATTACAGTATGCCGTTTGAAATGCCTACTATTGAGATTAAAATAAACAATCTGTGTAATCTAAAATGTCGTATGTGTAATCCTCTAGATAGTACACAATGGAAGGACTGGCTCGAAGTTGAAGAGTTTTACAAAGCAGAGGACAACTACTTAGTTGATGCTGTGCGCAACTTAGGATTAACAAAAGCACCGTATGTAGGATTGTTTGAAGGACGTGATGACTTTTGGGAGAACCTAGAAAAGCTATTGCCATATTTTAGACGTGTAGAGTTTGCAGGCGGCGAGCCATTAATGGATCCTAATCATTACAAAATATTAGACCTGCTTGCTAAGAACGGTGAAAATATAGAACTAAAATATGCAACAAACGGAACAGTAACAGGAATTAAGGGCGGACGCACCATTCACGACTATTGGCCGAAGTTTAAGAGCATAGTTGTTAATGTAAGCATTGACGGGTTACACGATGTTTATGAATATATTAGAGGCAACGGTAAGTTTGAGGACGTAGAAAAAAATGTTAAAGTATTTAAAAGTTTTCCAAACGTAAAATACGTAGTCGGTGCGTGTACTGTGCAAGTCGGAAACATAATGCAATTACATGAAATTATTCCATACTTTTTAAATACAATGGGTATTGTGTTTTATAGTCATCGTGTAAACTATCCTAATGTTCTTAGCGCACAATGCATTCCAGCAAAGTTAAAACTCAAAGCAATCCGAAGCCTCGAAATGCTTAAAGCAGAGGTAGGCGATTATCCTATAATGAATACACACAAAGATCTACTTCCAACAACATTGCGCGGCATTGAAGATAACATTAACTTTTTAGAAAGTAGAGATCTTAGCGATAAATGGGCTGACACTCTCAAGTTCAACCAGCGTCTTGATAAAACTCGTAACCAAGGGCCGATGGAAAATATTATAAAGGATTTCAGACCTTATGTATAAAGTCGAAAATCGATGGCCGCATTATTACGATAGCTGTAAGATAGAATGGAATCTTGGGAAGCGTTGCAATCTTGATTGTACGTATTGCCCGTCCGAAATCCATGACTATACTAGTCCTCACACAGATATTAATATTTTAAAGAAAACAATTGATGTTATTAGCACAATTCCAAATGCTAGGGTTAGTTTAACCGGCGGTGAGCCATGTGTACATCCTAAAATCTTAGAGTTGCTTTATTACCTTAGAAAAAAAGTCGGATGGATTAATTTAACAACTAATGCTACTCGGAGTCATGAATTTTATTTAGAATTACCAGTTGACCATATTGTTTTTAGTTTGCACTTTGAACATCCAAAATGGGAAACTCGATTAAACAACATTATTAAATTTGTTAGAGATAACAGAAATTCAACAGATGCGCCAAACATAAAATACCACATAAACATTATGGCGCATCACGATTACATGAGTCGTGCTAGGAATGCAGTCGAAACCCTTAGTTTCTTTAAAGCAAATTATACAGTGCGCAGAATACGCTGGACTGAAAAGCATGACTGGTTTGATGATTTAAAATACAAGCCAGAAGATTTACAATGGCTAATTGATACAGAAACTACCGCTGATTTTAATACATTAATCGATAGCAGAACTTTAACTCATACAAACGATTTACTTAAAGAAAACAAAAATAAGTTCGAAGGGTGGTCTTGTCGTGCAGGTATAGAAAGCCTAATGATAAATTGGGACGGCGATGTTCATCGTGCTACTTGCAGAGTAGGCGGCAGTTTAGGGAATATATACAACGGAACATTTGACATTCCAACAGAACCGATTACATGCACCAGAAAATGGTGTACATGTGCAGCAGATGTGAATATTACAAAATGGAAAAAGTAACAGCAATTGACTTAGTAAAGCCCGAACCATTTATGGTTACGTGGGACATTGGCAGGCGTTGCAACTTTGATTGTACGTATTGTGAAAGTACTCGACACAATACCTACAGTCCACCGACTGTTTATAGAGAGCTAGTGGATACATTTGATTTTATTAAAACGTACACTGAGCTATATAATAGAGATTCAGTTAACCTTAACTTTACAGGTGGCGAGCCAACAGTGAATCCAAACTTTTGGAATTTAGTTAACCATATAAAAAACCATACTAACTTCGGAGTTGGACTAACTACAAACGGAACGTGGGATCCTAAGCGTACTGATTTTATTTTAGAGAACATGAACGGAGTTACAATTAGCTGGCATGCCGAAGCACATGAGCAATTACGCGAGCGAGCAATAGATAACGCCATAGCACTGCACACAAGCGGGCTGTGGGCTACGGTCAATGTAATGATGCATGCCGACCACTGGGATACTGCGGTAGACGCCTACAACCGCTTAAAAGCTGCTGGAGTAACAGCTAATCCTGTTCCACTAGGTGACGGTAACATTGGAAATACTAACTGGTTTAAAGATACCGAAGGAGTGTTACGTCGTACTAGCCATGAATATACAAAAGAACAGATAAGTTGGTTTTGGAACGAAAAAGGCATCTCTAAAGAAGTAGGTGATCAGATATTAGCCGGTAACGAAATGGGAAGAAGTTGCTGCGGCAATAGATGCTTAAAAGGCAAGATCAATAGCTGGAAACCTGTAGAGCACGTAGACAATCATTTTAAAGATTGGCTTTGTACTGTTAACTGGTATTTTATGCATATTGACCAACACACTAAAGATGTGTTCCATCATCAAACATGCCAGGCAACATTTAAACAGACACGTGGACCAATTGGATCTTTAAAGCGTAAAGATTTAATTTTTGATAACGTTAAAAGATACATGCAATCACCAACGCCTATTGTGTGTCCTAACATGCGCTGCGGGTGCGGAATGTGTGTTCCTAAAGCAAAAGATCAAATCGATTTTGATCCTATGTGGAAGTTAGTGACTGGTAATCAGTAAAGTTATCAGTTGGACTAGCTAGTATCTTTCCACAGGTTCTACTACAAGTCCAAAGCTTCTTTGTGTTCCAGTAATATTCCCAAACACTTTGAAAGCTGTCTTTTTCTAATACCGTTTCAATCCCTTGCAATGCATTAGTATCACCAAGTTTTTCAACAAGTTCTGCGTATTGTTTTTTAATTACTCTATTAGCTTGTGATAAGTTATCTTCTTTGCGATAATATTCATACGGAATAACAGCAAGAAAGCAACAAGGCAATATTGTTTTGTGTGCATCAATATAAATCTCATTTGCATGTTGTGCCTGGCATGAAATATTAGAAGAATTAACTACTTCCTCAATTTTAGTTAAGTCAGTTGCATCAAAAAACTCAATGCTTGCAGCAGGGGCTTTTTCTAAGTTATATAAGACATTTTCATTTTTGTCTAGTACAGGAAATACAGGTTCAAATACAAATCTACTGCTATCCTTTACACTAAAATTTTTGAATCCTAAGTTTTGTGCAGTTTGTTTAGCTGCGTAAACTTGATGCGCATTGTGTTTAAATCTAATAAAGGACCAATCGGCATTTCCACCTGCATCAATAAATGCTTTAGCGTTGTCTAATATTTTTTGATAATCAGTGCCGCGGCGGTAAATTGCATGGGTATCAGCAAGGCCGTCGATTGCAAAAACAACACGATGTTGTGGCGGCATAATCTTTGCTAAGTTTGCCCAATATTCAACTGATCGAAGACTTCCGTTTGTATGCACGTCAACAAAAATATCAAAATGGTTTAATGATTCAACCATTAAATGAAAATCTTGATTAAGCAATGGGTCGCCGTAATTGCCACAAAACATTATCTTGCTTAATTGTGCTTTTAAATCATCGTTAACAATTTGATTAAATTCATTTAACGTCCAATCCGATATCTTTAAATACGGGTTGTCTATTTCGCCACGATAGTTCCTACTACACATAGGACATGCTGCTTGACATCTATTTGTTATTTCAAGATGTAAATTTTTTAATTTGGAATATTTAAACATTCGCCTAAAATAATATCCCCGGTATGTGCATCAATGTATATATGTGTTCCTAAACTATCAGCAACATAATGTATCCATGCGTCATCAGGATGCTGCTTAATTGGGTTTAAAAGATATTCCTTTTCTGTTATTGTATATTCCTTGCCAATCGGCTTTGTAAAAATTAAGAAGTCGTGCCTGCCTTCTTGAAAAAAGTCAACTAGTTCAGTGCAAGTTTCAAACGCTTCTACATCTACAAGTATATTAACATTAACTAAAACATTCATTTCATACAAATATTCAGCCACGTTGCGAGCTTTAACTTTTTTGATTGTTTTGTAATTTACAATTAAATTAACACGGTCGAGTACTCTTCCTGCCTTTGTCCACCAGATAATACCATTTGAACCATCTGAATCTATTTCAAGAATACATTTATACGTGTTTTTTAAATAGTCGCACAACAACAAAAAGTTATCACATGTTTCCGGTGCTGCAATGTTAAACTTAATAGTAACAAGCTCATCTTTTTTAAGTAGACAAGAGATATCTTCTTTTACAGTTTCTAATTCTAATTTCTTAGTTGTGCCAATGTCAAATTCTATTTTTTTAATAATTTTTAAATCTTTTTTGTGTAAATTCATCATAATAAGTGTGCCAATTCCGGAAATACTTTTTTAGCACTAACACCGCGTATTGCGTCCAGCTTAGTTACATATTCTTTAAAGTCAGGAAGTAGATATGAATTGTCTTGTGCATTCATATGATTTAGCACTCCTTCCCAACGTGCCCAGCCATACGGATTATTATCCCAAAATCCTTCTGATTCGTGATGTGCTTTTAGATATCCTTTAAAACTCATAAAGTTTTCTTCTACTTCTTTTTTATCATCCTTAGGTAACATTTGTATACTTAAAAAGGTCGGAATATATAACAGGTGCATGTTAAATAGTCCGCCGCCATGTAGAACAAAGGACGTCATTTCAGTATTAACTTTTTTAAAGTTTTGAGACATTTTCCAATACGCAAAATCAGGTAAGTGTTTAACATTAAAGATTTGTATTGCGGTTGCAATCGACGGAGATATATTATACGGAGAGTTGTCTAACATATGCATAGTCTCTTCAATTGTATTCCAGTCACTTGGATGTCGAATGTATGCATTTCGTTGTCCGGTTGCATCAATACTTACACCAACTTTTACTTGCTGAAAGTAATTCCATAACTCCATTAAATCTTTGTCAATAAGTAATCCGTTTGTATTATAGCGTAGAATAATGTTTTTGGCATATCCTGATTTTACAATTTGTTCAATAAATTCTTTATGCTGCTTAATCATTAACGGCTCGCCACCGGCAAAATATACTTCTTTTAAATAGGGAATCTGTCTGTACATTTGATCCCAAAACTCTGGGTTTTCATGCCATTTGTTATTAAATGTCATCTTGTCCCATTGTAATTGATCCTTAACTGTTTCACTTTCTAGTTGAGGAAATAGTTCTTGCCAATCTTTGACCCATTTACTACTATCATGCGGACTGCACATAACGCACTTGATGTTACAAGTGTGTCCGAGACGTAAGTCAAGGTATTGTAGTTTATCCGGAACCCTGCCCTCTGGTGTTGTATTAGATAGTAACTCGGTTAGATCTAAGTCACGCCTTGCTATCCATGCAGAAGTTTCCCACAAGCGTTTGCTTGCAACTCCTTTTGCTTCTTCTTCAAAGCATTTCGTACAACTAGCAGGAATGTTTCCTTCCATCATTGTTGTACGCACAGATCTCATGTAATCACTGTTCCATGCTTCAAGTGGTGTCATTTTTGCAAAATTAGAAGGATTACCGTTAACGTCTTTTACTAATCCTATAGTATGATCAGTGCCTGCGCCGCTGGCATTTGCAGAACAACAAAGGCGCATATCCCCATTTGGTCTAGTTGCTAAATGTATCCACGGAAGAGCGCACATTGTTTTTGTACCGGATTCTTCAATCACGTGCTGCCAATGTTCCATTATTCTTTGGCTGGAATTTGACATCTACTTTCTTCCAATCACTAAAAATCTATTATATAACGGCAACTCTAAAGTTTCCTTACAATATATACTATTTAATCCGCAAAAATCAGCAAACTTATCTGCATCAACTTCACAGCGTACATGCTCCGGAAGGGAAGTATAATTATTGCTCTGCAAAATAACTAAACTGCTATCAGGTACACGAGATAACCATAAGTCGTAATGATCACGTGTTAAATGTTCAGTACTTGTGTTAATTACATATTCGGGTTCTGTTTCATAATTCCATGCTGCCATGTCAGAGGTATGTGCATGAAAGCGGCTTTCCATTTCAAACCTCTTGTTAATCATATTAGCAACTTCTTCGCAGCCTGGATCAATATCAATACTATCTATGTGATTAATTGGAATTTGGCTGTTAAACATCAAGCTTGCAAGCACTCCGTTCCATCCGCCGTGTATAACAGCGTTAGCAGGTTCAGAGTGTGCATATTTTTGCAAATGTTCAATTAGCCAAACTTTGCTATAAACTTGACCACGCCAAAAGCTTTCCAATGTGCCAAAGTAGTTTTCACTTTGTCTAATTGCATCCATCCAAAAAATAACATCTTCTATTTCTACTTTCATGGGTTTAATAAAATCTTTTTCCAGTGTTCTATAGTTTTAGCAATACCTTCTTCGTATGAGACTTTAGGTGCCCATCCAGTTTTTTCTGTAATCAAATTATGATTGCTGTTAAGCCACCATATTTCTCCATGGCGTGGATCTTTGGTATCCCAATTAATAGTGCCCTTCCAGTCTAGCTGCTCGGCAATATAATTTGCACAATCTCTAATTTTGCGAGGATCGTCTGGACCAATTGTAAAGATGTTTCCTTTACAAGTATCTCTGTTTTCAATAACAGCCATCCATGCATCTAACAAATCGTCAATATAGATAAAGTTACGATATGGTTCGGCATATCCAAGATTACATTCATCACTTGTTAGCATTTGTGCTATGATGTGCTCAGTTATAAAAAAATCGTTATCCTTGCGCCCATAAGCATTTGTTTGTCTAAAGCTAGCCCACTCTAGTCCGTATGCACGTTCGGCGTACTCGAGATACTTTTCACAGCCATACTTAGCAACTGCATACGGCGCGTTAGGATGAGGTTGCGTATGCTCGTCAAATGCAACACGGGTTGTGTATGTACCTGTATTTTCAACTTCGTCGCTAATTGGTTGCCAACCGTAAACTTCCATTGTGCTAGCAAATACAAAGTATGGCATTGGATCAACTTGTCGACATGCTTCAATTAAGTTAACTGTTCCTACATAGTTCACCTCACTAAAACTAACCTGCTCGTAAAAGCTTTTTTGTACTTCTGTTCGTGCTGCTAGGTGCACCACAATATCCGGAGCAACTGCTTTCACTTCGTCTTGTACTGCAAGGTGATCTGTTAAGTCACTTTTGAGATCAACAACTTCTCCTAGTTGTAGCAAGCGAGGCAGCAAATGCTGTCCAATAAATCCGCTTGCGCCTGTAAGTAATATTTTCATTTTTGTACCTTTTTTAAAAAATTATAATTATCGGGAATTCTTTTTATATCAAATGTTTGATGATAGTGTTCACGCTGATCAATATCAGGAATACCTTGGATTGCATCAAGAATGGAATCAGAGGCGTGCTCGTTTGTTTGAACAATGTTTAACAGGTTATTAAAATTGTAAAGAACTTTCTTTTGTAATTTATTTTGTAATTCTGTTATATCGTATTGACAAAGTTTGGCAACTTCTTTCATAAACATTTCACAACGCTTTTCGTCATCAAGCTCTTTATCAAATGAATAATCTATTACTTCGTCAAACAGTTTAAATCCCATTTTCTTTAAATATCGATGAGTATAAGGAGCACCAGATATTAAAAACGGACGTTGATGATAAATTGGAACATAAGTTTTTTCTGTAATAAACAATGCACGTGGATGCGACTCGCTAATAATGCTAAACAAACTATCTTTAAATTCTTCAGGAGGAATAAAGATATTTAGAAATGAATGGAATTTTTTAGCTTCGATCCATTTTTGATCGAATTCCATTCTTTCAGGCGTCCACCATTTAAAGTCATATTGATAACTCCACTCCTCGGTATTATGCCAACTTATAAATCCATGTTGAAATAAATTTTCTTTGTACATGTAATCAATAAACATGCACCTCCACGGATGTGCCCTGCCGTTTAAACTAGTAAAATGTTTAGTAATTTCTTTATTATGTCCGAACGGTCTGACTTGATTTTCAAAAGAATGACGAAGAACAAAGTTAGCAAAAAAGGTGGGCCAGCTTCCAGTTACTTCCGGAACGCTATTTAGAAAATAGTTTGGACTTAACTTACTGTCTAATACTGCGCCTGTGATAATTTCTAATTTAACATTATGAAAATCTAAGAATCGTTTGAAAAGCGTAAATGATGTAGGATCGGTATAGAGGGTGGCAGCTTCCCATTCCTCTGGAGAAAAAACTATCAACTTTTCAGGTTTATTATCCGATTCAATGAGATCAACTAGATCTTTAAGTTCGGATGCGCCCCAAGGGAAAAAATATTCTACGCTGCTCATTGTATACCTATAAATATGTTATGTTCGAAATAGTAACAGAATTTGAAAATAAAATTGCTGAGTTCTTTGGTGCGCCGTATGCAGTGTCAACTGATTGCTGTACGCATGCCATAGAACTGTCTTTATTATACACTAATCCTCGACGTTTGTCTATACCTTATTACAATTACTTATCTATACCTATGACAGCTAAAAAATTAAATTTGAACTGGACATGGCACGATAAGCATTGGGAAGAATATTACAAATTAGAATTTACAAATATCTACGATGCTGCTGTGCTTTGGAAACAGAACAGTTACATCAAAGGATCGTTTATGTGTTTAAGTTTTCAATACCGAAAGCACCTTAGTCTAGGACGAGGAGGCATGATACTAACTGATGACCGTACTGCATACACAGACTTGATTAAGTTAGGATATGATGGTAGGACACGAGATAAGCCCTGGGCAGAACAAGAAGTTGATTCACTTGGTTATCACTATTATATGACACCCGAAATTGCACAAACTGGGTTAGATAAATTGCCCAGTGCAATTGCTTCTACTCCAAAAAAGTGGAGTTGGAAAGACTATCCAGATTTAAGAAATATGCCATTATTCGCCAAATGATCTAACATTAACAGTTTCAAACACCGTTGGATATTCTTGACTTAAAAGAACATTAATTGCAGGAATCAATTTGTCAAAGTTTTTATTTTTTTGAGCAATAGCTTTTATGTCATTGTGTATTTTTGTGAATGTTTCTTTAGTTGAATCTTTTATTAGCCTACCTACATCACTGTAAATTGTCTCTGCTATCTCCAAATGTTTTAGCACGTCGGGATGAAAATCGCCCTCTACAGTACCAAAAGCCGGAGTTTTATGATCTTCGATTTTTAAGAATTTCATCGTAGGAAATGCAGTCGAATATAACTGAAACATTTTTTGATTTGGAGTTTTAACAACACGGTCTTCGTCTACAAAGAGTCTAAATCCTGTTGCTTGCCATGATACATTGTAAAGCCTATTAGCACAGATTATTGCTGTAGAATTTTTAACAGCATCGTTATCAGAATCCCAATACTTTTTTATAAATCTCTTATCATAGCCAGCACTTCCGGGGTTTAGAACAGATCCGTTTGGAAGCCAATTGCCATCTTTTATTCTATCTTCCCTGCTCCAACTGGACCAAAGTATATAAATTTGATCGTCATCTTTAAATTTGTGAATTAGATCTGCCTCAAGAAGGCGGTGGAAAATTCCTACGTTTCCTAAACCAGCAAGCGCATAATTACAATACTCAATTCCTTGATCGTATGCAATTATGTCTGCCCAGGTCGGCCAGCAGTACTGTGTAAAACTGCATCCAAAAGTAAAAATTCTACTCATATCATTCCTTAAATATAGTATGAGTATTTATAGCACCAATGAGTGGGATCCACTAAAGAAGGTTGTAGTAGGCGTAGCCGATTATGCACGTATTCCAGAAATGGACAAAAGTTTACGTTGTATCAATTATGCAGACAGAGACAATGTAAACGATGTAGTTGCTGGGTTGTATCCCCAACAGGTTGTAGACGAAAGTAATGAAGATCTAGAAACATTTGTTAAGTTTTTAGAAGGAGAAAGTGTTGAAGTTGTAAGACCTAAGCGCACTCCGGATGTAAAATATTATAACTATTGTCCTAGAGATACTGTGTTTGTACACGGTACTAAAGCACTTGCTGCACCAATGGCACTCGAATCAAGAGCCGAAGAGTGGAAATATTTACTGCCAGGTGCAGCACCAATTGAAATCGGTGCAAGGACTAGTAGAGAAGGGTTATATGACGAGTCATGTGTAGGCAATCCTGATAAACTTGCACTCACTGAGACTTCGCCTTGTTTCGACGCTGCTAATGCTATCAAAGCTAATGATGACGTATTGTACTTGGTCAGCAATAGTGGCAATAAAGCTGGCGCTACATATTTACAAGATTGGATTAACAAGCCTAGAAACAATTTTGTCGATCCTGGAAATATTAAAGTTCATACACTCGAAAATGTTTATAGCTACATGCATATCGATAGCACTATTGCGTTTTTAAGAGAGGGGCTGTTGCTTGCTAATCCAAGTCGTATTAAAGACAAAGACATGCTGCCTGCCCCATTTAATAATTGGGATATAATTTGGGCACCCGAACCAGTTGATGCAGGACATTATCCCGGACTGTGTAATAGTAGCATTTGGACATGGAACGTAAACTTGTTCAGCGTCAACCCAAACCTAGTCGTGTTAGAGGAACATCAGGTGCCTACGCGCGACGCACTGGAGGCATACGGTATCGAGTGCGCTATGTTGCCACTAAGACACGCACGCACGTTAGGTGGGTGTTTTCACTGTTGCACGCTAGACCTTGTGCGTAAAGTTTCCTGAGTCGATAATTTTAATAAGCCGTTCGGCAGTATCAGAATGAAAGCCAGGGCCGTCGTGGTCAAAATCACGTGCTCGATCTTTAATGTCCGGACTAACAAACCAAAGCTTGCGAGAACTAATGATGACCTCTTGTTCAATGTCGTCGTCCCAGGTCCAGTTAAATACCGGAACGCCTAGCGATTCCCAAATGTTATTGAAATTTTCAAACCAGATAAAGTTGTTAAAACTCATTTCAGCAGTATCGACTATATATCGTTTACCCCACCATCTTCCGTCATGCGTTGGAGTTTCGGACATATCATTAAATTCTAAAAACTTTTGTTCAGTAGAAGCAAACATTTTTCTTGATTTTTGAGGCCACTGTACTATAACTAACTTTGGCAAGGGTAACTTATTAGTTTTCCATAAGGTAGTATTGTAGTATTGTATATCCATTCCAGTAGCACCTTTGGCGCAATTATATAAATCAAGATTTAGATGAGTTTTTAGAGTGTGGTTCCAAATTTGATCTTCGCAAAGTCCTATGCCTTCGGTATAACTGCATCCAAAAGTTAAAAGAAAATCGTCATTAAGATCCTCGATGTTTTTTGTTCTATGCCCATATTTGTTAAATTTGTATTCAATCTCATATTCAAATTGTTTTTGAAATTCGAGAGGTTGTTTTAAAAACTTTTTCTCAGAATCAGCACTATACCATTTTAAGGTTTGGTTTGCACGATCCGTGTCGCACAGTAAAGGTTTATCGCGATACCATTGTAGCATTTTAGTTCCTAATAAATATATTGTATTTACATTGGAGTTGATAGATTTGTTTTCAGAATGGTTTGGCGGAATATTTTTTCGTGCTAGGGGAAAACTATCCCCTAAGTTAGTTTTACAGGATGGCACTCTAATCGTAAATCCTGATGTACAAAAGTACGATGTCTTAAGAGAATTGCTTGAGGAATCGCAGTTAAAGTTCGAAGACCGCCCGATGATATTGTATAACGGTACGCATAACATTCATCACCTAGACAAGTTGTTTGTTACAGATCATTATCGCAAAGTATTACAAAATAATCAAGTTGCTGTGTACTTTTTTGAACCATTAACACACTACGATCCTAGTGACGGGTCGCATCCGCACATTATAAAAATTGATAATGCAGATAACGAGATCGAGCAGGTAAGATGTCACGAACTTGATAGTTTACAGGAATGGGCAACTGCCAACGAGATTAACGATATATGTGTTTATTGTACTGATTACAAATCATGGGAATATTATCAACCCTTGTACCCAAAACTAAAGCTATTTTCATTTGATCTGTTTGTTTCTTGGTATGTTGATCGTGCTACATTATTTGAAAAAAGACATCCATCTGGGCCATTGCCACAAAAACTATATGCTGATAAAATTATAAAAAAATTCTGGTCAGGTGCTTGGCGATACGAACCTTATAGAAACTTTATATCAGCATACTTAGCCGGGCGTGGAATTGCACAGGAAAGCCACGTGAGTTTTTATTTTAAGGTTCCAAATCGTGAATTGAGAGATAGGCTTTGGTTTGACTGGGAAACGTTTCATAAAAAGCATCCTATGGTTGCAAATACTGTTATGCAAGGAAATCAGATATTGCAAGAAATTGTTCCATTGTCAATTGAAGTTGAAAACCCAAAAGCTCTAGACGAAAGTAGAAACGATCCTGAAATTTGCACCAATGGAGAATTTAATATAAGAGGAGATCAAAATCCGGTTAAGTCATATAAAGAATCGTTTTGTGTTATTATACAAGAATCAAGGTTTAGTCAGCCATGGCCAAATATTAGTGAAAAAACTCTCAATGCAATAATCAATCAACGACCTTTTATTATGTGCGGGCCGCCGGGCACGTTGCATATGCTAAGAGAAATGGGGTTTCAAACATTTGACGGTTACTGGCCAGAAGATTATGATGAGATTGTATCAAATCAAGATCGATTAGCAAGAATATGCGAAGTTATTGATTACGTTAATTCTTTTAGTATTGATGATTTAAAACAAGTATACGGTAATATGCAGTCTATTTTGTTTCATAATAACGAAAAGATTAAAGACGTAAATAATTTTTATTTTAATCTAAATGACAACCTTAAGAGAAATTTTCAAGATATAAAAGATCAGCCCAATAATCGTGGGCTGCTTTAGTATGGTGCCAATATTCTTGTCCGTCGACACTAAACCCCTGATCCAAGCAATGTTCAAAGAATGATAACTTACTATTGTTGTATCCAATAAATCTTTCTTTAATAATCTTATTCTGATAATATTCATAACGAGCACCGGTTGCACACGATTGAAATGCATTTTTAAAAATAAAAGGAAATCTGTTTGCTTCAAGTATTGTTTGCAAATTAATGATATTTAAATATCGATTAACTTCCCAATGCTCATTACTAATAAACATCGACTTCGATAATGTTTTAGCATTCCTTCTTAAATTGCTTGGAAAAACAGGAGCATAATGGTCCGGATGTATGTGTCCAACATTTCTGTCCGCTACATAAGGAAGAAATTGCCAATAGTTGTCAGTTTTAGAATGATCAAAAAATATTTCAGATCTACTGCTTCCTGTCCAGTGTATTAAGTATAAAGTACGCTTGGCCATTGCGGCATGATCTAACATCCACATTGACGTAGTACGATTTATATAATCATTACTTGCACCCGGGAGTGCAAGGTTAGTGTATACAACACCTAGTTTTCTAGCTAACTGTGCTCCAAAGCAATTGTCGCGATTATAGTTGCCTTCGCCAATGCCCGAGCCTTCAATTTCGCTGCCGGCGGTATGGCTACATCCATTAATTAAAATATGCTCAAAGTCATATTTTTTCTTTCGGAATGATAATATCTGTGCCACAGTGACAATGCTCCTTACTACAAATTACAGGCTTAAGATTAAGTTTTAGATCTTTGTCTAAAATGTTTCCGTGTCTATTTCCAACTCCGCAACTAGCACTGCTTATTTGTCCAATTGGGTTGATGAACAAAGCGTCATCAACTGAACACTTCCATCCTTTAAAAAAATTCTGTCTTGCTGCTATTATTTCATTACTATTTACCGGACGAGTTGTACCGTTATTATAATGTGCAATACTGATTGCTTTATTAGTTCTATGCGGCTTGGGTATACGCATTACTGTTTCAAATTGTGCTTCTGCAAGAAACTTTTCTTTAGCAGGATCTTTGTATTTCCATGGACCTGCATTAACGCTCATTTCATCAAACAAAGGTGTCCATTCTAAATTGTAGTTTGGTACTTCTTGTCTTACACGTTCGCCAAAATCAACTACCTCCCAAAAACGCTCTTCGTGCATTAACATTTTTGTGCATAGATAATCTACCTTATCGCATAAAAATTGTGCATTTTCAATGTATCTATCTTTTTTACAAAACTCAACGTGAAAGCTTGCTACAATATCATCAAACAAATGATAGTGCTGTTCCCAATATTTTAGTGGTCTTGACAAATTGGTATTAATTGCTACTGTTAACTTGTCGCCCATTTGTTCTTTTAAATATTCAGTGAGTGGAATAAAGTTTTCCCAATATGCAGGTTCGCCGCCACTAAGAAAAATCTTAAAATATCGATACCCCCTGTCCTCGTATTGACGGAATATATCCATTACATTTTTCTTGTATAAATCTAGGTTGCCGTTGTTTTTGCTGTCGCCTGCCCAATTGCCTGGATTGCAATAACTGCATTGAAAATTGCAGAAGTTATTCACTTGCCATGTTATGCTAAGGTACGGTTCGGCCATTGGAGTTATTTTAGTTAGTTTATTCATTTATTAATTTAAACAATCTTTTTGCAAATATATCATGGGTTCTTTTATTAGGGTGTCCATCTTTTAACGCTTTGTAATAACCAAATTTTTTAAAAACAATATCTATATTTACATTGTTCCAGCTTGGTGGATTTTTAATTATTAATTTATTATATGTATGCAAACTATTAATTGTTTGGCTAACTCTATTTTTTAAAAAGTAATTAGCTAAGTTAGCATTCATAAAAAAATCTAAACAATCATCGTAGTCGTTTTGATACTTAGCAAAAAACCTCTGCCATACTTCTTCTTCTTGCCAGGAAGCTAGTTGTTCCCAATAGCGTCCATTCCAGACTCCTCTACGAGAAGGAATGGACCAATTTATTACAACAATGTCTGTTTTTCTAAACTCTGTTTCAAGTACTGTTGCTGTTATTTGCTTAGAAGATGCTCCGGTATCGGACCTATTAAGTTCTTCTCTTCCAAGCATATTTGATAACGTAGTAGAGAATCCAAGCTTGCTAGGAGGATCATTGACTGTTAAGCAGTCATCTAATTCTAATCCATATACGTGACTGCATCCAAATGTAACTAATCTAGGCATATTTGCGTAACCAAGTCATTTCCGGATAAACGGACCAAAAGTCCTCTTTACGATGAATGTCCAATCTATGATTATTATCAAAAAACTGCTTGAGTTTGGCCTCATCTAATTTGCCAGTATTCATAAATTGTATAACGCTATCAATTTTTCCAATTACATCCTTAATTACTTCCGGACGTGCTTCTGCACGTTCTTTAATCTTGTCAAATGCCCATGCTTTATAATCGATATATTTTGATCTTAATTCTATTTTAATATCTTCCGGTATGTTATCAATTCGCATAAAATCAGGATCGGTAAGGATATTCAGTCTACAATTTTCAATATCTACTAACCCACGTTCTACCCAATCCATATGAAAATCTGGCCAATTCCATGCATTGTATAAACTAATAGTCGGCGTTAATTCAAAGTGTACATGAGGCACTTTCTCAAGCATTTCAATTCTGTTACGTTCAATTTGATTCCAGTCGGTGCCATTCCTGCTGTATTCAGCTCTTGTTCCATTGGAATCAAGACTACCGCTAACTTGGATATCTTCAAATTCTTTCCAGTATTCGATTATTGACTTTTGTTTGTATTTAAAGTTACTAAAATTAGTAGTGTAACGTAACCGCACATCTTTTTTACCAGTTTCAATCCAATAATCAAGTATTTTGTAATGCTCGTCTGTAATAAGTGCTTCGCCGCCTGCCCAATACACTTCTTCGACATCGGGCAAATATTTTTGCAGATCTTCCCAAAAGTTGTTTTCTTTTGCAATATTAACTACAATCTTGCCATCGTTTTTTAACATACGAGCAAGTTCGTGTTCGCCGTACAAGTCTTTAAATTCTTTAGCATGTTGACTGCTAAGTTCTGGACCACAAGTATGACATTTCATGTTGCAAATATTTGAGAAGCGTATGTCTAAGTATGCCATGCGCAAATTATCAATACTTCCGTCGGCATTTGTATTTTCAACTAGATCAAAGTGTTTGTCACCAAACCATTGATTATGATTCTTGCGCAACGTCCAAGTATTTGATCGATTTTCTAGTTCGTAGCAACGTTTGCATACATCACGCTTTTCTCCGTTAAGCATTGCTAGTCGAAGATCCTTGTATTCGTCACTATTCCATACTTCAGCAATGCTTTTATTTTTTACATTGCCAAACGGCTTATCCGAATCAGCAATACAACAAGGCATTGCATTGCCGTTTGGCCAAACGTGCATGTGAACCCACGGTAAAATGCAGAATGCTTTATTCTGTGTTAATAACTCTTTTTTATCCATTTAACATTACAGCCAATTCAGGAAATACTTTAGCGAAATCTTCGTTGCGTATTTTATCTCTTCGGTGCGTATGATGCAAAAATTGCTCTTTTTGGTCATGCCATTGATCTTGCTGGGTAGTAAAAGTTATTGCATCGCGTACATGCATAGCTTGATACCAATCGTGCTCAATCATATAACTGTGAAGGTCGATTAACTTTTCCGTACCTATAACTTTTAAATGTGTTGGTAGTATTGTTGAAGCATAGTATTCCGGAGTCAACGCTCTATAGATACTTATCATGTCCTTTTTTCGTAGTAAGTCTTTATCCATCATGTACTGGAAAAAGTCCGAAAGTGTAACATAATTAAAAACACTCAAAACTGTGTTATATTGGTAGTCAATGTAATCCAGGTCGCGTATGCTTTTTAGATTGCTTTCAACAACACCCCAATCAGTGCCGTGCCTTATGTATTCGGCGCGTTCGCCGTAATGATCAATGCTTGCACTAATTTCAACACGCTTAAATCTGCTCCACAAATCAAGTATGTTGTGCTTCTTGTATTTGAGGTTGCTCATATTAGTATTGTAGCGCAATGTAATTTCACTGTTTCTACCAGTGCGAATCATTTCTTCTAATATGATATAATGCTCTTCTGTAATAAGAGGTTCTCCGCCAGCAAAATATGCAAGTTCCATGTGCGGGACTTGCGACTTTATTTCGTCTAATAATTTGCCTGTATTATCTGCATGATTAATAACACGATATCCGGTTTCAACGTTATCATGTTGCTTCATTTCTTGTGCCCATTGACTGCTAAATTCAGAGCCACAAGTACGACACTTCATATTGCAAATATTACTAAATCTTACATCGAAATATTTCATACGGAATTCTGGTAAAGATCCGTCTGTGCTTGTTGGGGTTACAAGTTCATCAAAGTCCTTGCCAAAATGCTCTAGGCTATATTTTCTAAAACTGAAAGGTGAGCTTTCTTCATGCTTGTAGCAATATGTGCATATGCTGCTTTCTTTGCCAGCAAGCATATCAAGTCGCAATTGCTTCATTTTGTCATTGTTAAAAATGTCTTTTAAGCTTGCATCCTTAACGTTAGCAAACGGCTCAGTATAATCACTGCTACAACACGGATACACGTTTCCTAGAGGAGTCACATTTAAGTGCATCCACGGAAACATGCAAAAAGTTTTACTATCAGTTAGTAATTGTTTTTTATCCATTTGCTTCTTTGCGGCAAAGTTCAAAGAATTCTGTCATTTCTGGAAAAGTAGCTTCGAAATCATTGCCACGTCTGCGATCTTGTTCCTTAAAATAGTTCCAAAAATCTCGGCGGCCTTCCATTAGCTTATTTTCGTCATATGTTGTGTTCTTCATGTAGTCAACTACACGACGGAATTTTTCATATTCAATTTCAGAAAAATGTACCTTACTCCCTTCCTGCATATTATCTTTAATAAATTGTAGATGACTTTCCATGTAAGGAATGTAATCTTCTTTTGGAAGAATATTTATGTCGTATTGCAACGGTTCTTTTAAATAAGGTGTATCAAAGTGAATGCGCTGCCAACGGCCACTATTTATATCGTTGTATTTCTGCCTCCATTCGAGTATCTTTTCAAGAAGTGTTTGGAAAGTTGTTACAGAGAACAGATTGAAAGTAATCATAAACGTAACCGGTGCAGTTGTATTTGTTAAAAAGTAGTCAAGATTTCTTTCAAAAACTTCAAGGTCAAGTCCGTCGCGAATATATTCAGCACGTTCATTCCAAGTATCTACGCTAGTAAACAGTTTGAAGTGCTTAATTTTGTTTTGCGATATAAGACTGTTAACGCCGTCAGTAAACTTTTCTAGCTGCTTTTCTTTACCACCTAAATTGCTGTTAACATTTAATTCAAGGTTTGGCTTAGGCTCTTTTTCGAGCTCTTCGAACAGTCTATATGTGCTTTTTTGTATTGTAGGTTCGCCGCCTGTTACACGCAGGATATTAAGCGTTTTGCTAACTTCCGGCCACCATTTCCACCATGCGCGAACGTAGGGGTTTGTTTCTTCTTCGTATACTTTAAACCAGTCTACATCACAGCGGTGATTTTTAGACATATCGTACGGTCCGTGCTGACGTATTTCAGCATGATAGCGACTGCTTGCTTTAGGGTGACAATATCCGCATCTAAAATTACATTCGTTTCCAAAGCTAACTTCAATATACTCAGGGTTCACGTCAAAGTCCCAAGGATTAAATTTAATCTCTTTTAGGCGATCTTCGCTGTGTATTGAGGCGCTGCGTATGTGCCTGTCACTAACATAGTCTTTGCCCATGTTTTCAATGTTCCAGCAATACTGACAACCTTCAGGCTGCTTACCTTCTAGCATCATTTTGCGCTCTAGCTTTTTATGCTTGGTATTATGCAACGCGCTCGGATTAGTTAACAGTTCATCAACATCAATTTTATGAGGTGCTGGATGATAGCAACTATGAGTTTCACCTGTCTGCAAATATATTGTAGTATGATACCATTTAGCATAGCAGAATGTAGGCGAAAAATGCCTATCTGTAATCTCATTTAGGTATTTGATTTTATCTGTTTGAAATGACATTAAGTCTCTCTATCAATAAATTGCTGTCCGGCATTTCTTGCAGGATTTTGGTATACTGTTTTGAAGAACTTGCTTTGACCCGGATCAAGTGGATGTTCTGCAATTGGTAATTCCAGTTCATTAATGATCAATGAGCCCATTTCTTTAATCGAATAAAGCAAGCTATCTTCAGAAAGCCCACTTACGTTCTCATCCCAATACTTATTCAAATACTTAAAATCTCTTACATTAATAAAGTCCCAGTCTGTGCGCATCGTCTTGTACAAGCCTTCTCTTGCACCATAGATTGCCCACATGCCGTTTTCAACATCTGCACCTGCCATTAACCAAATATATAACCTGTGCATGTTTTTCCAATGATTTTTTTGGAATGCTTCCAGAGATGGTTTTAGGCCTCTGTCAAGTGACATTTTTACACCCTCCCTAAAGCCGGCGCGCCATGCTTGCTGCGGAGTAGCGTTGTTAAAGATTTCACTATAACAGCTATTCATTTGAATATATTCAATGTCCCAACAAAAATCTACTTGTGCATGTGGATTGTTAGGATCGGCGTTTTCGTGTGTACGCATATTGAGTACGTATTCTTTTGGCCAACATTTTAAGCCACCGTTACCGTACATTAACCCGTTGATATGATTTTTAGCTGTCCAGCTAATGACACATTTTTCAAGCTCTTTGTGTTCATCAAAGTCAAATTCCTTTGTTAAGAATTCTTGCTTGATAATATTGTCGCCGTCGACTGTTATAAATCTATCTGTCTCTGAAATTCTTGCACATTCTTTGTGGGCAGCATCACTACCTTCAATTCCGTGTACACGTTTTGCCCATGGAATTTTTTTGCAAAGATCTGCATAATTTTTTTCGGCATTAGGCTCGTCGTAAGACAGGTAGATAATGTCGTAGTCTAATACTCTAAAACTTTTACGCATAAATTACCTCATGTTGATAAGACTCAAGTCTCTTTATAGTATATACGCTTAATGCGTTTGGGTCAAGCTCAATTTCGGTTTCGAAAGGTATTTTTACTGATTTATTTTCAACTAATTTGTTTAATTTTAAAATAACAACTCTTTCTAAAATATGAGGATCGTTATATTTGGTAATGCTAAACATTAGGGTCTTTTCTAACGATATTGACTTTTCTTTGAAATTTTCTCTTATACCTTCGTCGAGTATAATTTTCCATTCTTTATTTTCAATATCTTGTATTACCTTTATGTCGGCTCTTTGATCGTCTTTTCTTTTGATATAATGTATCTGATTGTTAATGTCAAATACTACATCTTCGTCGTTGTATCTATGTTTAAGAACATACTTTTTGCTAACAGTATCAAAGATAACGTGATAATGGAACATTTGTTCTTTACCGCTTATCATTCCTGCAACTTCTTCATTGGACACTTGAATATAATTGCCCGTAACTGTGTTTCTGTTACTTACACTTAATATATTACCGTCGTCATCAAAGTAAACATACCTTCTTTGTGGTATTACTATTGTTTCCATTTAAAGTCCTAAATAATTTTCGTATATTTTTATTATTTTGTCGTCGACAAAGTCTTTTTCAGTATAATGAAAAATTCCACGTTGTTTATAATTGCCAATTTTTAAATTCAAATCTCTGTCAAGATATACACCAACTTTATCCTGCCATCTGTCAGTTATTAACATCTTCCAATCTTGTGCATGGGTTTTCATATGCACAAAATATGGATAGCTAGTAGGACTAGTTATTTTGTCTTCGCATCCTAAGATTCTAGTAACAATAGCTGCACTCACATCAACACTGGGATATTTTTGAAAATACTTTCCGCCTGCGAACTGTCCGTAAAACAATTCCCAATTATTCATTACTATCTCTAACCATTTGTAAAATTCGTGTGCTTCTTCACTTTTTTCAAAGTAATGAAATCCACTATACAAATCGGGCAAATTATGATTTCTAAACGCTTTTCTATAATGCACACTAGTTAGTGGAGTGCCTCGATATGTTATCGTTTTAGTAGTAAAGAATACTTTTTTCTTTTGTAAAAAATCCCACCAATGACTAATGTCGTCAAGTACTAACATATCGGTATCAAGTACTATAGTTCTATCATACGGAGTAGCATGATAAATCTTCCAACGGTTCTCAACTTTCCAAAAAGAATTTGCTGCTTGGTCATCCCAAGGAATTGTAACTATGTCATCAAATACTTTTTTTTGTTTTTGAGAAACTGTGTCGTTTGATATTAATGCTATTTTAGAATTAGGATTTGATGCACGAATACTTAGAGCGCACAAATAAGCTTGCTCAACATAATCGTACTCACCGTTTTGCGCTAGTAAAGTAAAATTAATTGAGGTCATCAATAATCCTGTTAAGTCCAAACTTATTCATAATATGTACGTTGCCACTGAATTTTACAGGAAAATGTTCAGAAGTATTTTCTTTTTCAATTAAGAATAAAAAATCTTCTTCGTCAATTTTTTCAACATGATCTCTATCAGTAATAAAATGTTTCTTGCCCGGCATTGGTTTAATTAGGCCGCCGTCTACGTGCCCGTTCATAATATGTGCAGCAATACTAAATGCAAAATCATTACGGAAAACTGCGGAGGTTATTTGATACACATTTCGATAATGTTGCCAGTGTTCCTGTATGTGTTTTACTAAGTCAAAAAAGCATTTGTTAGTATCACTCTTTTTAAAAAAGACACAAGTAGCCCAATAAAATGTCGGTCCGGTTTCACTTATAAATTTAAATTCATCAAGATCACGCCATCTAGAAAAATCTGTAGCATCTTTATACATCATTAGTCCGTGTTCTTGCGAAAAGCATTCATTTAACAAATCATTAGAAACTATATAATCTGTGTCAAGCAACAGCGTTTCAGTGTACGGTGTTAGGTCGTATGCGTTAAAGCGACTAGTATTTTTAAATTCAAGACTCTTTCTAGCATATATACCATCGTTGTATTTCTTAAATGTGAAATCTTCATCACTAATTTTTAAGATCTTATCAAAAGGATGATTTGGATACTTTTTTGTAAGGTAGGTAGAATTGTCTGTAAGAACACTAACCGGAATATCCATATACTTTTTGATTCTGCTTGCAGCAAAAACAGCTTGTTTAATATAATCAATTTGGCTGTTGTTTCTTGCAATTAAAAGGGCGCCCCTACTCAACTAACGATACCTTCTACAGTTCGATTAACCTTTAGTTTATTGTATTCAGTGTAATACTTATTTGAAGCTTTATAATAATTGCTTACCACATCTTGTGTAAACTTTTCAAGTTCTTCAACAAAAATAGGAATTGAGTTATCATCAACTAACACAGTTTCTGTCTGTTTAAGTTGTAGCAGAGATTGACAGAAACTAATAAGTCCTTGCGAAACTGTAAACTGGCCGCCATTATAGAAAAACAACAAGTCATTCTCGTATTGTTCTTTTAACACTCTTTTTTGCGACTCAAGTGTAATCATATAATTACTAAAGTCGAGCGCTGCTTTTAATCTGTCGTCCATAAAAACTCCTGTTGTAATTTATACTACAACATTATCCTCTTTTTGTCAATTATTTTATGCTGGTGGCGAAGCGTTGTTTGCACTTAGATTAACCACTGTGGCTATTGTTGGTGCTGCTATGTCTACCGCAGTGTAAGTAACTGTGTCGTATACAAAACTACTATCCGGTCTAAACGTATTAACGTTGCTAGTTGTTGTGCCCGATACTTCCTCGTCGACCAGTGTGCCAGTGTCGAGGTCGCCAAACGTTATCCTAAATCTCAAAACAGTATCACTTACAATGCGTCCCTCAATAGTGTATTCATTTGCTGAATATACCCCAGAGCCCGTCTTACTAAGAAATTCTTGATACGTTCCTGTTAAATCATCATATCCACTATTTACGGCAGGAGTACCGGAATCAGCAGTTAGTCTATATTTGTCAAGCTTAATTGTTCCCATACTACTGAGCATTGCAGCCCAATCAGCATCCTTAGATCCAGTTCCGCCTGTTAGTGCTGCTGAAAATCTTAATTCTCCGCCTGCTGCAAAATAAGCATCTCGTGCCGCAAGACTTGCAAATGTAAAAGTAACTACGTGATATATACTCGTTGGTTCGGTAGCTGTGCCAGTTCCCCAATTTGTTGCGCGGGTTCCTGCAACGTTTGTTCCTAGTGAAAAACTACTATCAGGCCAACCTGTTGTGCTACCGTCAAAGTTACTAACATCAATAATTACAAGTTCGTAATCATTTAAACTTTGTTCAGTTCCATCAACTGGTGTAGCTTTTGCGCCAGTTGTTTGGTTATATGTCTGGGATGTATTTGCGCCAACTGTTTGTCCTGTAGGCGGGACAGCTATAAGAACAGATGCAAGGCCACGCTGATGTACATGTACGCTTTGCGCATCAAGGTAAAGTTGTAACATTTGCGCCGAAGTTACACGATTGACTCCGCTACTAACTGTAGTAGAACGCATAGTCTGGCCGTATTGTGTAAAATAAATCGCAGAAAGAGTAGATCTAAAACTATTATATTCAGATGCTAATATCGATGTACCCGAACTTACTGCCATAAAAAGACTCCTTCAACAATGTATTTATTGCCAATTAAGCCAATGTGATAGTAGTCTGATATAACGGTGCTGGAAGAGTTACATAAAATCCTGTTGCACGCTGCTCAGAAATAATACTTCTAACAGTACCAGTTACGCTTTCGTCAACAAATCCGTTTTCGCCGTCATTGAATGTAATTTTAAAAGTTATTACAGGTGAATTAGCTGCGGCAAGTGCTTCGATTATGTAAGTACTATCTGAATAAGTTCCTGATCCGCTTTTACTAAAAATTGTCTGGAAACTACTAGTTAATTCAAAGTTACCGATTGTAGAACCATTGCCAGTACCTGTTACTGTTGTTTGACTATAATCAAAAACAACAGTTCCAATAGAACTAAGTAACCCTGCCCAATCTGTAGATTTGGCATTTGTACCGTTAATAAGCGATGCTGCAAAACGTATTTGGCCACCACTATTGAAAAAATGACGGCGGGCATCAAAATTAGAAAAAGTTACAGTAAATTCATGTGTTATAAATTGTGACGGATCGCCTGATCCTCCCCAGCTAGCTGTTCTGCTAGAATCAAGTACTTGAGAGGTAGTAATTTCGCCGATGTCAATTCTAAATCTATTATTGGCGTCGCCAACCTCTTGTATTATACTTTCGTATTCAGCATAAACTGCGTCAGTGATGTCATCTTGTGTAACTACTGAAGTTAACGACGGCGGCACCATTCCTGTCTGGTGTGCATAACATTTAGTAACATCACCTTGCAGTCTTTGCATATGAGTAGCATTGACTCTGTTGCCCGATGCAAGCGCAATGCTTTGGACAGATTGCCCATAACCAAAAGTGGTATCTCCATTTCCTAGCGTTCTAACAATTGCACTTTGAAGTGTATTGTATCTTGCTACTGAGATTATATCGCCTACTGCCATCTATTCATCCTAAAAACTGCTAGTATTATTTATACTTTCAGTACACACTCGACTAACTTTTCACCATCGTCACTGTTTGATTCGAGAGCAATTCCAACTAATGCAGTAGTTGTTATAGTAGTACATACCCCAGCATCCATTGCATATACAGCTTGTCCTTTTTTAACTGGACCTTTTACTCTTACTGGTAAACGGCCCTTAAGACCAATGTACTGGCCTTCAGCTTCGCTATTCATCATGTATGCCGGATCAGTTGACACTACTCCAATGCAATGGCTGCTTGCCGTTGCTGGGCACACTTCATGTCCGTCACAAGCACAAACTGCTACGGCTGTTCCTGCTGGAAGCTCTTCTTTTGTAGTATACTTCTCTGCAAGGTCTGCATAACGCGCTGTTGTAGCTGTACCTTGGAAAAGGACTGCTGTGAGGTTACCGCTTGTGTCTCTTGCAGCTATAGTGTTCGCTGCGGCCGCTGTTGACGCCGAACGATATGTTCCGCTAACTGATAGAGTGTTTGCTTGGGTTGCTGTACCGGTAAATGTAGTAGCGTGTACGTTACTCCATTTACGTGCAGCGGAACCTAATGCATATGTGTTATCGCTTCCTGGATAAATTCCAGTATTTTCAATAGTTGTTGTAAGAATATTGCTCGAATTGTAAATTCTAAAATTGTCTCTTACTAATGTTATCATAGGAGTTGAATTATCTGCATCAATTTTTACAATTAAATCTTGTTCATTACCGAGTGTAAACCCAGCATCGCCAAATGTTACAATGCCTGTAAAGTCAGCATCGTTAGTAGTTAAAAATTCACTTGCTGGGATGCCGTCTAGTGTAATAGCATTACTTGCTGTACCCCAAAATCTATGGTCCGAAGATGTAACACCGTTTGTAGACGAAGTAGTATTTACAAGAGTCACACCTTGCTTAACTTCATCAAAACCAGTAATTGCCGATCCCGAAGCAATAGTAAACTCAGTAGAACTAATCAAGAAGATAATTTCATCTTCGATAGTACCGGCAATAACAGCGTTTGTGCCACTATTTGTATCAGTTAGGGTTAATGATTGCATCTGAGTAACACCAGTACCTGCACCCTGAGGACCAACTAGGATCCATTCGTTTGATGCATTTCTTGCATAAAGTTGGTTTGCTGTGTTGTTCCACCAAAGTTCACCTTCGACAAGACCTGTTGGTTGGGTAGAACTTACTTCAGCACTACTAGTAGTTTTCCATCTAGTTCCGTCAAAAACTTTAATTTTTGAACTGTTGCTGTCATACCATATCATTCCACTAATTGGTCTAGTAGGTGCGTTTGCTCCTGCAAAATTCTCTAGCAAAAACAGAAAGTTTTCGTTTTGTGCTTCGCCGTAACCGGCAAAGTTTTTACCAATGAATTTCACCTCGGTAACTTGGTCTACAGTTCCATCTTCAACCGTAGTTAAAACTGTACCATTGTATCTATTAATAATGTAAGCCATTTATGGATTAACCCCTCTGCAATTAATAGTATTTATCGGTTAAACGCTAGAAACTAAGTTTGACTCAAACGCCCACTGATTAGAACCATTAACAATAAATCTTTTTAATGAACGTGTAACAGACATTGTAACTGTTTCAATTGTATCCGAAAACCCAATGTCTTCAAGGACTGATTGGTTTTCACTACCGTTTTTATCAACTGAAACAAATGACTTTGCAAGTCCATCGGTGCTGTTATAAGTAATCTGTCCACTGTACTCTGTACAATGCACTCTAGCGTACACACCTGTGTTTTTAGTTATCGCAGGTACTAAGTCATCGAGAACTGATGCAATTTGTACATCTGAAAGTCCTGTTGTATCCAATGATAGGAAAATATCTTCGTCGAGACTTTTTTGATCAACATATTCCTTTGTTGCTACGTGGCTTGGATCATCACTAACGTCCGGCGTACCTACACCAATAATTTTACGAGAATCGGTAACTTGTATATCTGCCGAACTAGTAATAACTAATTGAGTCGTTGTTGTAATAGTTGAACCGTTTAGATTAATATTATCAACATCAAGGTTTGTTAGTGTACCAATAGTTGTTAATCCAGCGGCTGTTGTAACTGTTGAACTAAGGGTAGTTGCTGACAATAAGTTTGCGCCATTAATCTTGTACCACGTGCCATCGATATCAAAATTAGATGTGCTAGTCCAGGAATCGGTTGCCAGCGACCATGTAAGACTTTTGTCATTACCAGTTGCTTTTACAGTAATGCCGGCGCCGTCAAGATCTCCATCAGTTAACAATGTACTATCTGATGAAAATGCAAGTTCGATATTTTTATCTTCAACTCTCAAAGTAGCTACGTCAACATACGTTGCATCGCCTTCAACTCTTAAATCACCTGTAACTCTTAAATCACCTGTAACGTCAAGAGTGTATGCAGGAGAGCTTTGAAAAATACCAACACGGTTTGTGCTATTGTCAACAGTTAGATAATCAACATAAGTTGGAATACTTGTAGTTCCTTTGTTAATTTGGAATTTTATATCTGAGCTACCTGTTTGGTTTCTTAGTACTACTGTACTGCCATCAATTCTAGCGTTAAAATCAAAATTGTCGCCAATAATTACACCACGGTCGTCTTTAACATGCAAGAATCCTTCAGAGGTATTGCCGCCGCCGGCAGGATTAGTTCTTAAAAATTCAGTAGAACTAAATCCACCTAGCTGATTGGCTGATTGTGCAGTACCGCGATATACAAAGTCAGTGTAAACATCACTAATGTTAATACCTTGTTCAAGTGTACTTCCAAAATCTTGGATGCCGGATGCAAGTGTAAATGATTCTCTGCTTATAATTGCCACAGCTTGTGCGCCGATCATTATTCTTGCAATTACTTTTGGATTACCAAATTGATCTAATACCGTTTGAATATCAAATCCAGATAGGCCCTGGCTTGCTGTATATGCTGGGCCTGCAAGGAAAATATCTTCTCCATCGGTAAACTTTAATTGTTTGTTTGCTGTATCAATCCAAAGTTCGCCTTCAACAAGACTTGGAGGTGTTCCTGACGAAACAATAGTTGCGTTAGTTGATTTAAAAGTCTCGCCGTCAAAGATTTTCAATCTTGCTTCAGATGTATCATACCATAGTTGTCCTCTGATAGGATTGCCCGGGGCAGAGGAGTTAGCAAAATTTTCAAGTACCTTTACAAAGTTTTCATTAAATGCTTCTCCGTAACCTGTAAAATTTCGACCGATAAGAGTTAAGTCAGTAGTATCTACGTCAATCCTACCGTCAATTAAGTCTACTAGTAAAGTTCCATCTGTTGTATTAATTTTATAACTCATTAAAAGACTCCGGTATAGATAATAAAGCTAACAGTTGCAAACGGTGGTGTATGCGATATTGGCTCTTGAGTGGCAAAATCTTGTATGCCTTCGGTTCTTGTTATGCCAGAACCAGTTGACCCATCGTTTGTGTACGGCACTGCTGTTGATGCTGTATCTGTTGTACCTGCTGTTGTAGTTGTAGCATAAAACTGTGTTCCTGCATCGCCTTGTAAACTGTGATAGTGTTCCGGCAGTTGTTCTTCTAGTAGAAGTTCACTTTCCTTGCCGCCATAATTACCAATTGTTTGTGCTGCACCATCAAGAAGAACTCTATTTCCAGTAGTTGCACCTGCTAAGTGTCCTAGTAGTGTTCTACCTCTTAAATCGGGCACCAAGAATGTTAATGATGGTGTTGCTGTTACACCAAAACTCGATCCAATTACATTATACAAATCTTCGTACGCTGAAATATTCCATTCAGTTCCAGTACAAAGTATCCAACCTGCAGGGGCTGCTGAGCCGCCGAACGGTAGAATAGTTCCAACTGGAGTAAGCGGGCCTTGGGCTGCGTTAGGAATAACACTTAACAAGTTTTCTTGTTGTATTTTTCTTAAACCAATTCCGTCTCTGTTAATTAGAATTTCGTCAGTATTCAATACATTAGTAATTTCATCTTTTGATCCTACAAAAGAATCGTCTAATGTTGTTGTAAATGTTTTTGTTAGTCCGCCTGCGCTACCATCAAATTGAAAACTTGGAGAAGTAACATCTCCGGTCATTTGGAATGTTGTAGGACTAGTAATCTTACCAGCACTTGATGCAGATCCAGTAATGTTGCCCGAAAGATCACCTGTAAATGCTCCAGTGAATCTGTTAGCAAACACATTATTAAATCTTGTTCCAGTAGTACCGATGTTGGTTGTTCCGCTAGATACCGGCAATACGTTTCCAACTGTTGTTTGCCCACTCACTTCAAGTGTGCCTCCGATTGTTGTTGCGCCAGCAACTTCCAATGTGCTTAAAGTTTTAATAAATCCGGATGCAGTAATAGAACCTACTGCGCCGCCATGGGCTGCTACTGAAATATTTCCTTGAACATCAAGAGCCTGTGTAGGAATTCTACTAGCATTACCAATTGCAATGTTTGTGTTATTATAAATTCTTAATGCTGTTGTCGAAACTCCAACATTGTTAACTCTAACATCAATGCCGCCATCTGATGCACTATTTCTTACCTCTGAAAAACTTCCTGATGACGAAAGTGTTAATCTTGACGATTCGCCAATACTAATACCAGTATTACTTAAAATTCTTATTGATTGCTGGAAGGTGTTTGCTTGACTTAGTCTTGCAAAATCTGTTGCAGGCACATCTGAGCCATTAAGAATTAAATTTTCAGCTGACTGCGAAACTCCATAGAATTTTCCTACTGCCGATCCACCGTATGTTGCATCTGTAAGAGAACTGCTTACGTTAATACCCGGACGTATTTTTGAAAATCCAGAAATTCCTATCTTAGGTGTAAATTCTGCCTTGGAAATGATTGAAATAATTTGCCCGTTAACATAGTTAACTAACACCTTTCGGGTTTGGTTGGCTGTATCTACATATTCTTCTACTCGTTGCCCGCTAATGCCACCGTTGTCGTCAGTTGCAGTTTCTGGACCAACTAATATCCAGCCCGATCCACTATAAAGAAAAAGCTGTTGTGTTGAGGTATTTGACCATAGGTCGCCAAGAGTACTTGCCGATACGTCAGGTTCTACTGAAGCTTTCTTTAATCCGCTTGCACTAACCCATTGTGTACCGTCATACAATTTTAACTGTGTAGCATTGTCAGTGTTGTCATACCAAAGCTGTCCTTCGATAGGATTCTCCGGTGAGGTATTGTCTGCAAAATTTTCTAACAGATTTAAAAAGTTTTCATTAACTGGTTTACCATAACTTGTAACGTTTCGACCAACAAGCGTTAAACTAGTTTCGTTGTTATTCGAATCGTCATCAACAGTTATTGAGCCTTTGTTAACAAAATCTGTAAAATTTATCTGTGTGCTCATTATTATCCCTCGCTCAACCCGCTAAGGCTTTGTACTCTAACAGTATAGTCAATTTGAATTAGTCTGTTCAAACTTTTCTGTACAGGATGGAAAATAACATGAGTTAAAAGCCTTCCTGTGCCTGTTGAACTAAACCCTCGTAGTCCTAATTCATCAAAAACATAAATTTGATCTGTGTTTGTTGCTGTATCAAATGCGTCTTGGCCGTTAGGCTCGCCGTAGTCTAACAAACAACTAACTAAAATATCAGTATAATTGGTTCCTGAAACATGTCTAATTTCAGTTTTATTTCTAGTAGGATCTAAGTTGTTAACACTTCTATCGTCAATAACTTTTGAATAAGTTTCGTTGTACAAGCTAGCATTTGTGCCAACTGTATTCGGAGTCAAATATGTAATGATGCCTGTTGGATCTACACTCGTGCCGCCGTTGCCGAAGCTTAATTCATATACAAATCCTTGACCAGAATTGGCCAAGCTTTCTGCTAATGATAAACTCATGTTTTCATAATGAATAGCATTACGCTTGTTAATAAAAGTTTCTCCCGAAGAAGGATCAAATATTTTAATATGACCTTCTACATGTAAACCACTGTAATCTTTTAAATCTGTCATTCCTACCACCTATACTGTATTTATTTAGGTAACTCTATTGTTGCTTCTCGCAAGAAATTGCCTATTGCATTTTTCGATCTAGCCAAAGATTTTCCTGATTCATTCCACACTTTACCAATTTTTCTTAGTACGCGAACCTGTGTTTCTGGTGCAGGTTGCAGGGACGAATCCAAAATAATCATATTTCCGTCTAGAATATATTCTGGGGCTAAAGTTTCGTCGCCGGCTGGGCTATCTTGAGCAATTGATGGATTAAATCTTTCAACTGCAACCTTTCTAAGTCTGCGACCGCCAACAAACACATCAATTTCGTTAATGCTAGATGGTGTAAAATTAAGTTCATAATCAATACTTCCATCAGACATAATTATCTGAGTCAATGTTGTGTCGTTATAATTAATATTTTCCTCTGGGCCTTGGCCGTATGCTATTATGCCTTCGTTGTATGTATCTCTAACACCTGTTCCGAGAGTACCTCTTCTTAGCTGTCTTACTGTGTTGCCTTGTACTTCAAAGTACTCAATTCTTTCGCCTTCGATGAATAGTACTCCAGGTATATTTCTTGTTTTGTCAGGTTGGAAAATTCCGCTTGTGTCTTCCAAAACAATTCTCACATCATAGTAATTTAGCGGAGATGCTAGTTTATAACTGTTATCCTGGTTAAGTCTCTTGTAATGAGTTCTATTCAACATATCCTTGAAAATTCTATAACCAAACTTTTTAGTTACTGGTTGAGCGCCAAACTGTATTACGTCAATTACGTCGCCAATTTCAGGATCGTTAGTTAGTTGCACAGCGTCAAGAGATATAGCCAGGCTATAATCAACATTTGGAGTCAACAAGGTTCCATTTAGTGCCACCCATGCATAGTTTGCATTTGTAATGGTTCCTCTTAGCGGAATATATCCACTCGAAATTAAGTTTCTAGTAGTAGACTCGCTTGGAGAGATATCCAACGGAACCTCGTTAACAACTTTGTAAGTAAATCGTTCAAAATTATTAACGTCGTGATTACTAAATTGATATATTTCAACTGTTGAATCTGCTGCCGGTGCTTCAGCAAATGTTAGTGTTTCGCCTGATGTATAGATTACATCGTCAACAGTTAGAACGGTGCTGTCAGCATCGTCAACTGATGCAACAAACTGGTCTCCATTAATAAATGCGTCTCTGATATCTTCTCGTATACTTTGAATTACAACTATGTTACTATTTACAGATACAATTGTTCCTGTGTAAATAGTGCTTGTAGCTAGTGATTCTAATGTTAATTCTCCACCAACCTCTGCGTAGTTTGAAATTGTGTCGCTGTCGAATTCAATTTGTGTGTCTACAAAGTAATATTCAGCGTTCTTAATTACATAGATGTCTAGTCGTGTGCCTGCAGGGGCTACATCTGGAGTAAGTAATTCTACTCTTACGTTTAATGGATCAAAGCTATATAGCGTTGATGACAATTGTACATAATCGGCAAATACTAGGACGTCTACGCTTTCCAAATCCTCTCCAGTAAACTGCCATTCTTCGATGTCATAAACTCTTGATGCTGTAGTAGTGTAAGAAACACTGTATCCTGGATTTAGAATTGTGTTGTCAACTTTAACAAGAATGTTATGCGAGATTGGTTCTTTACTAAACGGCACTGGAATTATTTCGCCATCAAATTGATAAGTTTTAGTTATACCATCTGGAATAAATGTTCTATCAATAATAACTTCGCTATAAGTCTTAACATTAGTACCGTAAACACTGTACTGAACAAAATCGCCTTCGGCTAACAGACCTTGTGCAAAAACAATTTTTAATCTATCTACAAATCCATCTGTTGCGTCGGATTGAAGTAAAGTATATCCTTCACGAGCAACTTCGCCATTGACTAGAACTAGTGCAGAAAGTTCATCAGTCCAAGTTGCCGAAGTTACAAAAGTAATCGTACTTCCGTCGGAAACAAATGTGTTAGTATCGATTAGATCTGCGCCATTAGTTCCAATAGTTGTTATAGCAAGACTTGCACCTGTATTTGTATTATTATCATTATACAACAGTAATTCATTTTCAAAGTCAATTGAATAAGAATCGTTACCTAATATAACGTTGTTAATTTTAACAATGATTCCTTCGTTGCTTTGTGGCATTCCTGGTAGTGGAAATTCTGTAGTCACTCCGTCAAGTCTGTAGTTTGCAGTTGCAATAACTCCAATACCTTCAGATGGTCTATGATATACACGAATATCTAATGTGTCAACAATCTCTCCAGGAACAAGTTCTTCGGGTCCTTTTGAAGTAGTTGGAGTAACAAAACCGTCGCCGTCGATATTAATTTCTCCTGCATCAATGCCAGTTGCAGTTGAATATGCAAGATTGCCGCCTTCTAATTGAGTGTCGAAGTTTATAGCACTACTTGCGCCATCGCTTGTGCTCTTTCTAATTACAATAAGGTCGCCAATTTCGGTTGTGATTTCTTCACTAATTGTAATTGTGGTTGTAACACCATCGCCAACAATTGTTTGCATAATTGCATTTGGGTTTTGAGTTGGAGTGCTTCCATCATATACAGGATCATCAAGTCTGATTCCATTTCTATAGAAGTTATACTCTGCGCCGTCTTCAAGTGGCTGACTTAGCTCAAATATAACAGTACTTCCATCTAGCACAAAAACTTCATCTTGTGCATCGTCAAATGTATCCCACGGAAGAGATGCCCATCCAGCAACGTCCCAGCCTTGCTCATTTCCAAAGTCAAAGCTATCAATTTGTACGCCGCTGTATTCAACACCGTCCATTAATTGAGACAAGTCTTTACCTAGCATACCAGTTGTTGGATTATAGAAGAAGTTAATTCTGTCTGCTGCTTGTAGCAACGAAACTTCCTTCTTATATTGAATTTCGATAACTGCATCTTCACCAGGTGCTTCTGCAAAATCAATAAATCCTGTAAATCTGTCATATCCTTTTGAAGTGTCAAGATCATTTCCGACATCAAAAGAACTTTCAAGCTGTTCAATACCGTTAACAATTATAGTGTAATTAGAAGTGTTAACGCTCATTGGCCATTGTAGTTCAAATTTTTCTCTAGCAGATGTACCTACAAACGTTTCTGTTTTATCTAATTCTGTAAACAAGTAAGATCCGCTTACTCTATCAAACTTGATAGTCATATGCATTCCACGAACTTTACCATTGCCTAGAATTGCAACAGCTTTTGCAGGGCGACCAAATTGATCAACAGCGCCAACAATGTTAATAGTTGGAGCAGTATAATAAGTAGATCCAGTATTTTCTATTTCAATTGAACGAACTGTTCCTCTGCTTACGAATGCCGTTGCTACTGTTCCTTTATTTCCTTCGATCTCAATTGTTGGAGTTTCAAGGTAGCCCTGACCTGCATCTGCAATATCAATTCTTACAATTTCGTATCCGTTATTGTTAGTCCATTGGTTAAACGGTTCTTCAAAGTATAGGCCGCCAACACCAAATAATGCATCGCCATTTTGAGTTGCAATATTTGTTAAAATACTTCTTGTTACAGCATCATAAGACGGCGGTAAATCAAAGTCCGTTGTTAGGGTTTCAGTCGGTTCTAATTTTTCATAAGAACTAATGTATTCTCGAACTTTTGTTTTGTATGGCTTAACTTCGTTAACATAATCTTCGTAATTTTCTAAGTTGTCATTTTGGAAGGTAACTTTTTGTGTTAGTTCACCAAGATTGTGCTTGGCTCTTACAAAGCTAGTTTTAAACGCCCAATCAATATCTGCTTGCTCAGAAAATGCATATCTCATACTTGCAAAGAATAACTTGTTCCATTCAACTGCTAAGTCTCCAATAAACAAATCGTCTCTTAAAGAAGTTAAGATATTTCTTAATTCAACTACCGGTTCTCTGTCATAAAAAGCACTGTCGTAAATATTAGAATCAAATCCGCTAGTTGTAGAAGCATAATCGTACAATCTAGTCGAAAGCTGGATTGTTCCATCTTGTCTACCAATTGTTTCAAAGTTAACAGTAAAATCTTGTGTAAATTGATCGTCAACTTTACGTAGAAGTAACCAACCTCCTGATCCAACACTTTCAACTTTTATAATATCACCAATTTCAGCATCGATACTTGCTAACTCAAAAGTCTGTGCTAGTATTCGGTTGATTGCTGTTTGAGAACTATATCCTTCTGCGTACCAATCTGCATAATCCCAGTAACGTGTTGTATCAAACGCTTGGTTGTCTGAGCGTGACCATTCCTGCGATGTTTTATCCCAAGTATAAATTGCCCAACGACCGCCTATTTCCTCATCACTGTTAACAAGAACACTAAATTTTCTAACTGTTAATTTAGTATTACTAGTGTAATTTTTTCCACCGTTTTTAATGTTAACACTTGTAACTTGTCCAAGATTATTAATTGTGGTTTGGATTACAGCTGACGCGCCTTTATTGTCACTGATCTTTACAGTAGGTGCAACAGAATATCCTCTACCAGAGTTAATAATGTTAACTCCGACAATTCGAGTATTTTCAATAACCGGTTCTAATATTGCTTGCTCTACTTTAGCAACGCCAACAAATCTTAACTGAGCAACACTATCAATTACGCTATCGTACTTTCCTTCAACAGTTAAAGGTGGTTCGTCTTTTAGTAATAGAGATGTAAAATCTTTTCCATCAACTACTTGAGTGTTTACTAGAACGTCATTAACTCTTTCCACAACCTGCTTAACTGCTTCAAGTCTGTTAATAAACATACTCTGGCGAGGGAAGTTTAGAATTCCGTACTTTTGCTTTACAGGAAGTTCTGGATCCGGAACGTTGTTGTTATTTTGATCATATCCAACTAAGCTGTCAACCCACTTAGATTGAACCTCGACATTAATAATACTAGTGTCAAGTCCTTCAGTAACTAGCTGATATTCTCTGTGTAGGTTTGTTTGTAAAGTAGGATCCTTAGCAAAGCTAAAGTGCAAAATAGTATTTGTACCTTCTACAAAGCTTCTTGAATTATAAATTGCAAACTTATTTGTGTCAAGCGGTGCAACAAATCGGTATCCCGAATTTGCAGGATCTCTAATAATTTCTGCAACGTCAAATGCGCTCAATCTTCTAGTACGAAGTTGTGGAACAATTCTTTTATTCTTAACCCAATAGAAGTATTTTGTACTAAATGTTCTTGAGATATTGTCGTAAACTCTCTTTGAACTGTAAACACTATTGCCGTACAATGTAGTACCGCTAATGTTTTTAGCAAAGCCTTCGTTTGTATCAGCAAGACGGTTCCAATCTGATGGAAGTAAATCAGTGCTTATCCATTCGTATACATCAACTGACGAACCAGGCGTGATTCTATTCCAATTGTTTGCTCTATACTGAGACTCGCCTTGGTAAGGATTGTACCAGCTTACAGTGCTTAGATCCCACCATAGCTGCCCCACTTGCTTGTCTGTCCAGTTTGATTCACTATCAACTACTACACCCTGCACTCCTGCTGTATTAATCGAGTACACTGCTGGATCATAGAAAGTTTTATAATCAAGTTCTTGCTCAGCAGGACCTGCAATTTTACCTTGTCTTGGATCTACAATATCAAGTTCAGCAATAATATCATTTAAATCTTTTGAGTACAAGAAGCAACGTGAAATCTTTGAGATATCAATTTTGCCGTCTTCTTGTGTAATAAGTGTCCAGCTATTAGCATTTCTTTCTGCTCGCATATCAACAAACATTCCAACCGTTGAATCGTTGTCGACATAATTTCCAACAAGGTCATCATTTGTTAATGCCGGATTTAATTTAGGCAATCCGATGTAGATATGGTTATCAATTAATTTAAAGTTTGAAAGACTATTAAACTTTGTGTCTCTATTATAATTGATATCTTCAGCAAAGATGAATGCATTTCCAATTTGTTGGAAGAGAGCAATTCTTCCAGTATCGGCACGCTTAGTCATAAATCGTGTTGTTCCGCCATCGTATGTTGTGCTAACTTCGCTACGAGTAGTATTTTGATCAAACACATAAGACGAAACAAAATTAGTATCCAATGTAAAGTAATTGTCAAACGTTGTAAAGATTCTAGTATCAGTATTCTTTCCTGAGATAGCAACTTTGTTTCCGTAAAACGATACTCCAGTACCAAATGCTTCATTCTTTTCATCAAACGGACTTCTTAGAGTTTGACCGATTTCGTATTGTGTGTTATCATTTTGGTCGTAGATATAAACAACACCCGAATCGATACCTTCGTCATCGTTGCGTGGTGCTGCAACAGCAAGCTTATTACCTTGTTCGTTAAGTGCAATAACATATCCAAAAGTTTCTAGGCTGTCGTCGGTATCAATTTTCTGTGAGAAACCAAACCTATCAGAAACAAATCTGTAGATAATAATCTTTTCAATATCGTCTTCAATTGCGGCAACTGCTAATACATCACCAAGGCGGTTTACAGTAAATTTGTCTCCGATGTTTGTAGCGTCTGCATAAACTCCGTTTTCGCTATCTGAAAGAACAGGTGAATTTGGTCTTGGAATAAATCCAGTATGTTCTGGATAATCTGTAGTTACCAGAGTTTCCCAATCAATGCTGTCAATTGCGCCGGGTGCATTAACAATTGCTTTCTTAAATTCGCCAGCAGTATAAACAATTTCGCCAGCATAATAATCAAACGACACATTATAAATGCCTCTGTAAGAACTATCGGCTGTCCAAGAAAATTCACCACTTAAATTATCAAAGAAATAAATTCTTCCTTTTGATATATTTTCCTCACCAGGTGCGCCAACAAATAAACGTGTTCTTCCAAGTGCATCTCTTCTTAGTTCAACCTTGTAACCAAATCTTTCATTGTCAGTTGGATCTGGACTTGTAATAATATGCTTCAGAGTGTAAGTGCTGTTAACTGCTTTTTCATAAAGGAATACAACTCCCTGACGTGTAAGCCCACTTTCAATTCCTCCAGAATCCGAACTAGCTTCAAGAATATTAACTTGTTCCCAGTTTGTATCAGTAGGAGAAATAACTGCCGGTGCTGGATTAACACTAACTAGCGCTCTCCAGAATGTGTTTCTATCTTTAACAATGTATCCTGCTTCGTATCTTTCTCCCGGTACTAAATCACCGTCGTAGAAAGTTTTAGCGTTACTTGCATGTGGAGCACCAACAGCAATAAATTCACCATTACTACTGATTGACACATCAAATCCAAATAAGCTGTTGCTGTCAACTGAATCTGTTGCTGTAATTGCCTGAAGGAGAGTTAAAACTGAATTTTCAGCAAATCTTCTGTAAATTCTAACTACTGGATCTAAATCTCTTTCAGGTGCGCCCATTATAATAATACTGTTATTATCAATTGCATCAAAGCTTGTTGCAAATCCATCACCGTCACCAGTTGGGTTTGGAATTTCTTCTAATAAGCTATAGATGTTTTCATTCTCGTAAACGCCCCAGCGCGATTCACCTGTATCATCAAGCCAAATTCTATCATTTAGATCAACTTTGATATCAGTAATGTTGCTGTTAAGATCGTCAGCATCGTCAAATCTTCTTCTAACAAATCGAGTAACTGCTAGAGTACTGCTATCTGTAAATTCTTGTACGTTAACTGGCGAATCTGTTAGTATTACAATCTTGTCAAGTGATGCATAAGTTACTTTAAAGAAACCATTAATGTCCGGTATGCCGCTCTTAATTCCAATAACTTCATCTTTTTCAAAGTCACTAAACTTGTCAAGTGTAATCACAAAGCCTACTCGATTTCCAGGATCATAAGGAAGGAATTCGTCATCCGGTATTGCAGGTTCGATATTGACAATTTCGTATTCAGTGTTAACATAACGCGACACTGTCCAAGATTGTTGTTGATCCTTAATCCAAACAAATTCACCAATTAGAATATCGTCAATTGACAATTGAAGTAATTGCTCGTCGCTAATAGCAAGGAAAGAAACATCCTTATCACGTACATAGCCACTATCTTTTACATACATTTCTGAGTTAACGTTTTCAGTAAACAAGTTCTGATGATCGTAATCATCAGGCTTAATGTAAGTTTGGTACGGAGCAAATTCATAAACTAGATCAGTTCTAGTTGACGAAAGGTTATCAACTAGTTCAATTAATTGCGGCTCAAGTCTGTACTTGCCTTCATTGAGATTAAATTCTACTTCTTGTAGATTATTAACTGAACCATATTGTCCTAAACGAATTGCCCATTCTTCAAAAAATTCCAAGCTATCCTTGTTTGCCGAACTTAGGGCATCAAACAATTTAGTTAACGAATTTAAAGTACCTTTGTCTTGTATAAATCCTTGGTAGAACTTATACTGACTAACACTATCTGGAATGATATTAGCAAGATATTCTCTCTTCTGATATCCAATAAGGTGTTGTCCGAGACGCTGTTGTTCACTGTCAAAGTTATCTGTATCAAGGCTATAAAAATCAGTAAACTGATTTACTCTGTAATCCCAGTTTGGCAACAGTTCTGATTCTGGACGCTTGGGCAGAATATTCCAATAGTTTGCATCAAAGAAGTCAGTACTTGTATGCTTTTGATTTGATGAATAGTAAAATTCTTTATACTTAACAACGTCGCCAATAGCATAATCTGTCCACTCTTTCCAAAGTGTAACTTTTGCTGTGTCGTAAATAAAGCCCGGGGCATTTAGTCCACCAGTCCAATCATCGGTTCTGTAACCAACAACTTTAATTCTCTCTTGACGATATCCTGTTTTCTTGTCAAAAATAGTATCATTGAAAACTGTATTATTGTCAACTAATATAACATGCTCTTTTTGTACAAGAGGTAATTTAACAAGGAAAATACCTTCATCGGAATTAACTGGCTTAACCCCAAACTCGTTAGCATTGTCTCTAAAGATATTTGAGAAATCTCTATTAATACGATTTCCGTCTCCTGTTAACAGATTATAATCATAGAAGCTATCATAGATGTCGTCTACAACAAAGTACTTTCTTTCAAATAGAACTTTGTTAGCAACAGGACTAACTGTTAGTACTGTACCGTCATCCCAATTTTGTGTTACCCAGAACATAAATTCCTGAATACAAAGTCTCATATCTTCAAGTGCTTCGGTATCGTTGTTGTAAAAATCAAACCTAAAGCCTTGCTCAACAAGATAGTTTTCATATCCTGACATAAAGTCTACTACTTCTTGTACACTTGATAATTGTGTTCCGTAAGGAATTCGTGAAATTTCTTTCTCAAAAGATTTTCTAAGGTTAGCAGTAATGCCGCCGACTATCGGTAGTGATGGCAATACTACAAATTTTCCAGAGTCAAAGCTAGTTCCGCTAGTATGGGAAATTCTTGTTCTGTAATATCTATTTTGATATTCAACAACTGTTCCACTGTTATACTCTTGTCTTTCATTCCAAGTTACAAACGACTCCGAAATACCGCCTACAGTAATAGCCGGATCTGATTGTTGAACAATTGGACGGTTAAAACTAAAGACTGGATTTTCTTTATCGTATCCAGAAATAATATACCCGAGTTCTGTTTTTTCAATAATAATACCACTAAACACAACAATGTCAATTGCGCTACTTACTGTGAAATTAATTTGATAATTTTCTTCAGGAACAAATACGCTCGTTTTATTTAAAGGACTTCTGCTATCAAGTACCAGCTTTAGTTTTGTCTTGTCAGCATATCCGCCTAATTTTATTGCTAGCTGATTATCAAGATTTGCTAATATTGTTTTATAATCATTGTATCTTGCAATAGTTTTTGTAACCATATAGTTAGCAACATAATTAACCAATCCCGAGGTTAATACCAGCGGAGTAGTGCCAACTTCAACTGTTGGAATTACTAAGCTATCAAGACTAATAGCTTTTCCAGTATCTTTATAAATTATATTACCGGTTATATCTCTAATTATTCTGCTTGTATCAAATCCTAAACCTATAATTTTAGTCGGTTGTAAAACTACCCATGCTGTAATTAAGCTAAATGCATATTCGCTGCTTCGTCTCCATGCTGTTTCAGTAGGAGAATGATCACCAAAAACAAAACTTCCTTTACTATTAGAAACAGAAAAGTTTTGAGCAATGCCTGATTGTAGAGGACTTAGCAGTCTACCAAATTCATCAACTGGAAGAAATTTTAAAAGATCTGGTCTCTTGTACTGTGGCTTTCTAATAACCGACTTGTTTGGCTCTCTAATAATACCTTCTTGTATATCATTCCAAAGTATTCGGTTATTGCTAGTATACGGCGCAGGGCCATAAACTTCTTCCCACCATGTTGGCTTAATAGTAAAACCAACCATTTCCCAAGGAGATGTGTGCGGGCTGTCAGTATCGTAATACTTCTCGTAAATTGCTCTCCAAAAGCCCGGCAACGAATTACCATAACGGTCAGTTGTGCTAGAGTAGTTGTAAGTAAACGAGTTTGATTGATCCCAAAAGTCATGTGCTGAATAATCTGGAGATCCGCTAATTTCTAACCACTGAGCAAAGTCCGAAAGAATAACATTATCAATTTCGTCTTTAGAGAATCCAGTCTCTCTAGAATAACCTCCAACGAATTCGTCAATGTCAATTATTGCTCTATTATTATTAGTTTTAATATTGTTGTAGATTCTTGTTTCAAGTTCAATTAACAGGTCATCTCTGTAATCGCCAAACGCAATCATTTGACTTCCGTCATGTCCTCTAATAACAAGTTGCGATTCAACATAAGTGTTGTCAGTATAAACAGCAGGTTCGTATTTTGGAAATAGCCCTAACTTAGTTGGAGTAGGCGGAATGTACGAACCATTTGAAGTTTCGTACTCATAAATTTCTACAACATCGCCGTCTTGCAAGTTTATTGTTACATAAACAAAGCCGTCTGCAAACACATAATCTCTTTCGTGTAGAAGCTGTATTCCGTTTTGATAGACACTAATTGCCTTTTGAGACAAGGTTTCTAAGTCAAAGCCTTGTGAAATTCCAAAGTATGCAGGGCCAGCAAATTCGATATTGTTTACTGTTTTTCTAAATGCTCCTATTCCAATCATATCACTAAAATAAAAAGGCATTGAAGAAATTTTATCTTTTACGATACGAGACAATAGTAAGTCAACATGTTCTTTTATGCTTCCTTGAAATCCAGTTGTTGTCGATTCGTTAATAAATTTTCTCTTAAACTTAGCATATTCTTTTCTAGCAAATTGAAGTGATTTAACAAGGTTAGCATTTTTATCAGTAATATGATAAAGTGCTAGATTTACAGGACCACTGTGCTGTACAAATCTTTTTCCGTATTTTGTAACAGGACCGATATCACGCAGATTGCTTTTTCCAGGGTACGTTCCTCTGAAGTTCGGTGCATCGTCAATAATTGAATCAAGATGGTCGTTAACCTGTCCAAGCGTAAAATCTGTAATATTTTCATTAAGAGGATTTCTCTCAAGGTTGATTGGAATTTCATAAAACCCGTTATCGTTTTTATCTGCCGAGCTAAAGCATTTTAGCAAAACAACATCGCCTACTGAAACGTCATTAGTGAATTTGACTATTGCAGTGCCAGCGCCGTTGTCGATAATAGTATAATCGGTTCCTTCAGATTTACGTTCGCTGTTTACAGAAACTTTAACACGCAAGTCTGATAGGTTAAAGCTTTTGTTAAAAACATCAATTGCAAAATTGTTTAATTGACTTTGTGTATCATATTGTCTAATAACCGGCTGTTCGCTATCTTTAGCTGCTTTCTTCCAAGCATTTACATAAGTAAATTCTTCGCCATTTACATCGTACTTTTTTAGATACCCTACGTCAGTACCAATTGTTTGAGATTTGTGCAGCGCAACTTGGTATACAAAGTTTCCTTGTAGCAAGTTAAAATCAAAAACGATATCGCCTACGTTTGCAATATTTTTATAAGAAAGCGGAAATCCTAATTCAATATCGTTTGAGCCTGTGCCAATACGATAGCTAAAGAGTTTGTTTCCTTTAAAGCTAGTAGCAGGATAAATTAATGTGTCGTCAAACTCATTTCCGTCTTTGCTATAAAGAGAAAATAACGGAGCCTGATTTACACTAGTTTTGTCTTGTGATTGATTCCATTGTTCGCCATCATAATAGAACATTTTTCCAGCGAACCCAAGTCCACCAAGTGAAAGTACAACTTCACCTAGTGCCGGGTTAGTATCATCTGTTTCTATAAGACTAATTTGACGGCGGCCATTATGCAAAATGAAATTAACTTCATAAATTTTTCCATTAACTAGTACATCTCGATCAGCAGTAAACAGAATACGCATACCGTCGATTAGGTCTACACCGTCAACGTTATAACCCAAGCTGCCCTCAATAGTACTGAATACGTCTGCGGTAAATGTGTCTACAATATCAACGTTTTGTTTAGCCTTTGCGCCATGTTGATACAGTGTTAATCCTGCTTCAAATTCAATAATAGGGCGTTTTGCTCTTGCTTCTTCGTCGATGTTGATTGGAAGATTATTGCAGGCCAGGCACTCTTCAAGTATGTCTCTATGGAACCATCTGTTGTATCTTGTCCAGGGATTTCGGTCAGGACTTGCACGGTTAATTACAATGTAATCCTTTGTACCTGGATAGCTAGTTGCAGTTTCAAAGGGAAACTCGTCGAATCCAATTTCAGCATCGTCAAACGGAATCTCAAAATTGCTTGTGAATATCGATGGTACTTCGAGGTCTTTCTCAGAAACTAATTGTATTCTTGACCCTACTCCTTCGACATACCAGAAACCAGTTGCGTACTTTTCTGGAGTTACTGTTCCTTGGAAGAACAACTTCATTCCGTTGCTTAATTCAACTCCGTTACTAGTTTTATATGTCTTTTTTCCAACAATCTCATTATCGATATCAATTTCGGTATTAGCTTCAATATCAAATATTGCAAACACGCCACTTGTGTTAATATTGTTTTCACTAATATAATATAACTTATCTGGAGAATTTATCGGAACAGTAAACTCAACTGTACCTGATTCAACATAGTCAGTATCAGACGTTACACCGTCCTTATAAAGAACACTAACATTTTCAAAGTCAGTGCCGTCAGTTAGGTCGTTGTCAACAAAGTTTCTTAGTACTGCAATAGCCCAAGGATGCCCAGGAGTGTCAATTTCAAAACGATACGTCTGTCCTCTATAAAGCTTTAGTAGAGGATTTCTAGTAAATCCATTTGGAGTAAATACGTAGGCAAAATTATCACCCTCGTCGGATAGCGTAACTGTGTAGGTACTAACAACTTCTTGTGCTTGTCCAGTAACCGAAATCGGTGATGGGCCAGTTGGTAACCAATAGTATTCACGGAAGTTTACAAACTTGTCCCAATCAATGTGTGGATCCCAAGCATAAAATTCTTGACTGTTTACTGAGCTGTGATTGTTGACAGAACCTTTAAAATTCTTTAATTGAGAAATATAATCATTATAGTTCTTTAAAAATTCAACATTATCTAGTTCATCTTTATAAACAGTAACTGGCTCAAATTGATAATTTTCTCTATCTGAAGTAAAGTCCGGTAGGAAATTGTCAATGGCTGTTGTAGCCTTTGCATATCTACGTCCTGCAAATGCGTCAATTTTTTCAACTACCCCTGGATTGATCATTTGATCAATTGTGCTGTTTATAAACTTTTTGTTTGTCTCTGTTCTAAAAAACTTTGGTAAGAAATTACTTGCACTTCTGTCTGAATTGTTTCCGTCGGGTAAAGAGAAATCTTCTTGATCTTTATCATAAGCCATTAGAAAATAAAGCCTCCAGTATTAGTTGATGAATTTGTTGATGAGCTTTGAATGCCACTCGATGAACTTCCTGTTGATGTTACAATTGCGCCTTCGGATTTTAGTCGCTCTGCTGTAATTGCTGAAATAACTTCGACATCATCAACAGTAGCACTGCTAATAAAGATCTCGTCCGATTCGCATTTTATTTCAAAAAGGCTGCCGAAGTTGCTATTTGCGTCTCTTGGTACTAGTACAATACTAGCAAGATCCGGTGTTAATTCTTTCATAATATATGCACTTAATTCGCTCCAATAAAATGTTTCGCCAAAGTCCCAGTTGTCAAGTGCAAAGAAATTATTCACTGCACTAATAACACGAGATTTTACGTCGTTGTCATTAACAACTCTATCTGAATTTTTTACAATTTTAAATACTGCTTGCATATCTGGTTCACTTTTGTCACCGAATAAAATTTTATATTTTACAGGTTGATATATTACTTCGTCACTTATACTCTTAATCTTATTAATCTCTGCTCCGTAGCTTCTAAACAATTGATCACTACTTGGTGGTAGTGGACTATTAACAACTGTACCATTTAGGTATTGTCTAAAAATAGTATCATACTGTCTAGTAAGAATGTATGTGTCAATAATGTTTGTACTACTTGGATCAATTCTTGTATTTTCGTCACTAGCATGATTGTACTGAAATTTAATATTTTCTCTTCCAATGTATGCATTATAATCAAACAGGGTGCTTAGAGTCCTTGTAAGACTATTAAGTTGATAGAAAACGTCATCGGCAACAACATAGTAAATAGGATCGCCAATTGCTTGCAAACTAATGTTTGCTGAACTAGCAACTGTAACAATATTTTCAGTTACAGAATTAACGTACACTTCAAATTCACTGCTGTTAATTACTACTTTCTTTGTAAAGACATATTGTGACGGATCAACAATTACATCAAAGATTTCAGGATCGTCAACAACCCCGTCGTCGTCGCTATCAAAGTATGTTACTTCAACTTTCTTGCTATCGACATATCCACTAGTATCTCTGTATTCTTTTGACACTTGCCAGCCGAAATCTCTAGTAAAAGCACTTGTTCCCGGATCAGTATTAATGTCGGTATTAATACTTAGTACAGAAATTTTATCTCTAATAATGTTTCCTGTTTTGCTATCATAGATTTTCTTATTGCCGTCAAAGTAGAATCTAACTTCAGTGTCGCTTTCAAAGATATATCTAAAGTTACGATATGTAACTTCATAGCTTGTACCGTCAGTCTCAAACAACACAATCCAACTACTGTCGATTTGTTGTCCAGTATTATCGCCAGCAAGACCCAAACTAAAGTCAGTTACCACATTTAGGTTTTCCTGTGTTATAACTCTCCATGCTCTAAGCTCTCTGTCATATCTTAATCCAAAAGTTCTATAAGCAAATGCGTTATCGATAATTTGTGACTTAACTGAGTTAGACAAATCTCGAACAAATTTAGGTTTAATTTTACTAAGAATGGCTCCATCTGGAATTACATCATTGAAAACAATCGGTCCTAGACCTGAATCTAATGTTACAGTACCATTACCTGATACACTAACAACTTTAACCCATTTGTAGCTTGTTGCACCTGGAGCATTTAGATTTTCTGTATATCCATCTCCTAGGAAAGCACGTCCTGCTGGAGGTAAAAACTTTACCGATGCGCTCGATTCAAGGAACCTTAGAGGACCTTCAGTAAAGCTACCTACTGTGTAAGTAATTCCATTTGAATCCTCAATAAGTCCTGTTGATCTATTAGTCTCTGCTGTTACTTGCGTCCATTCTAGATTTAATTCACTGTAATCTTGATCTGGATATTCTTTAATATAGAAATTTCTAACGTTATTATCTTCAAGAATTTTAGTAATTGTGTTTTCTACTTCACTTTCGATATCTGTTCTTGTGCGGAATTTAAAAGTTGTTTTACTTAATAGTTCTTCTCTATAAAGAACACCGTCGGTACCAAACAGATTTGTTGTGCTGTACTTTCCAGTAGCATCTAAAATATCATAGTTTCTGCTAATACCGCTAGCAGTTCTATTAACAGCTTTTACTTTAATAATATCTTGGCTAACTCCTAGCGGGCCAACGTTATAATCTTCTGCTGTAATTAATCTATTTTGTGTATAATATGTTGACGGAGCATTTGATTTAATACTATCAATTGTTTCTGTGCTTGCTGCATTATCAACTGGAACCTTAAGATCCATTGTAATAGTTAATGTCTCTGGCTTATTTGCTCTGCTTAAATACGGAATTCTAATAGTAATATTTGTCATGTTTGGCGGAAGGATTACATAATCGCTGTTTGCGCTAGTTCTGTAATATGTTCTAAAATTACCTTTTGGAAGTTCGCCAAAAATGCCGTCGGCAAATACAAGAGAAACTCTGTCACTTGATCTAGTTATTACGCTATAGATACTTCTAAGCTTTTTGTTTAAACTGTTAAACACAACATTGTTGCCTTCGACCGAATCAACTTTTGTCCACAATTCGCCCTCTTGGCCATTGCTGTCTAGCTTGTACAGCCATACGTCACTGTTGTTGATATTTTCAGAGTCTATATTAATTTTTTGGTTCGGCACTGCTGAATCAACAGTAAAATCGCCTCTTTGAAGCGATCCTTGTCTAAAGTGTGCAAAGAACCCTGTTGTGTTGCTGCCCGGTCCTTGGCCATTGTCTCTGTACACAAAACCCCACTGACTTCCAGGTAGAGGTGATTCTTCAAATATTTCCCCATCGCCAATTCCAGTGCTTACAACTTCAAATTCAAGAGTCTTGCTGTTAACAGGCTTAGTAAACGTAAAAACTGAAACACTATTTGAAACATTATTCAAACGATATTGCTCAGTTGCAACACCCGCAATTCTTTCAGACTTAACTGGTCTGCCAAATGTATTTTGTACCGGCAACGACGAATTAAGAATTTTAGTAAACTGCTCAAACCAATCAGGGTTTGTGGTATCATTCCAGACAACTGTTCTGTTTGAAAGATTAAAACCATTACTGTCTGTAACTTGCTCAGTAGTACGCACACTTGTAAACTTCAACAATCCTTGGGCAGGCCTGTTTCTAGTTGCGTTGTAGCTTAAAAGATTTGCAAGACGTAGCACGCTTTCTTTACGTTCTGCAAGTTCAATAAAGTTTTCTCTTGCGTTAAGATCTATACGGAAGCTGATGTTTTGTCCAAGGAAAGCAATCATATCGATTAGCGCAAGGTATTCACTTGACTCAATGTAGTCATTGAAATCTTCTGGATAATTTTCGCGCAGATATTCGATCATCGTACGACGCAGGTTGTCAAAGTCATAGCTTTTGAAATCAGCATACTTAAAGCTTTGGTAGATTTTCTTCCAATCTTCTGCTAAAAGCAGTCTATTTTGTCTGTCGGTTGATGACATGTGGCACTTTCCTCAATTATATAATATTTATGAGAATCTTAAAGTGCGTGTATTAAATGAGTCCGTTTCTTTGATCAAAACTTAGTTTTAATTGTTCGCTAATACTGTACTCAATATACGTTAAATCACACTCAATTTGGATACCAGATTCGTAGCTATTAACAATAACTCTATCAACTTTAACACGCTTATCATAGCTAATGATTTCTGTTACATTTTGTATGATAACATCTTTTAATGAATCAGTTAGTGGCTCGTAAAGCACATCCCAGATGATTGTTCCAAAGCTAGGATTCTCTAATTTTTCGCCTAAACGAATATGAAAATGATTTACTAAATCTTGCTTAATAAGAGCAAGATCAAAAAGCTTAAATTCTTTAGTTGTTGGATCTGTGGTGGAAATTCCTCTGTAGGTTCCAGATGAAACTTTTGGCGCTTCTCTTTTAGGAGGAACAACTCTTAAATTTTTGTACAGATTTTTTTCTAATGAACTCATAACATATTTACCTTATTATCTAGGACCTCTATTTGGCTGTGTTCGTATCGGTGCAGTTGCTGGTGCTTCATTAATTGCTGCATCAGCCGCAGCAATAAGCTGGTCTGTTGTAGGTCTTGAATTGTTTAATGTATAAGGGCCAAATTGTGCTCGAGGATCGTCTGTAGCACGCGGTGGATATCGTCTGTTAAATGCTTCAATTTCTTCAGGCGTAGATCCTGCTGGCGGCAATGGTTGAATTGTAATTGTTGACGAAGGAAGAACAGGAAGTACATTATTTGCTGCAGGGGCCGGACTTGCACTTGTTGCAAAAATTGATGTATCAATTCCTGTTGGTATTGTCCAATTTCTTCTAACGTGAGTCACTCTAAATAAAGGATTAGAAACACTGTATGGCATAGAAGTAACTTTTACAGTCTCAGCTTGATCGCCGCCAATTATTTGCATTGTTTGCTGCGCCGGATCAAAGCTTTGAATAAATCCAATATGTTGTATATTAACATTGCTAGTAAAAATAACCATATCCCATTTTCTAACATTAGTTAACGGACCGGCATGAAATCTAACTGAATCTCCATATGTACGAAATGCACTAGGTGCCATAGTTCTTAGTCCTTGAAATCCTGATTTTACTAGTACCCAAGTAGCAAATGCTGCTGCCCATGAAAACTGTCCTGTTCCGCCGTCTTGTGTGAATCCTCTGCCGGCAAATCTGTATGCTTCTAGAATATTTTCATTTCCAGGATCAGCGTTTCTAACAGTCCAGTCCATTGTAAGTGTTTTATTTAGAACAAAATCAAGTGCTTCCCAAGTTCTTGGCGAAATTCCAGACGCTAACAAATCATCATCTATAGTTGGATCAACTGTATTAACAATTGATGATGATCCAAAAAGCCCGCCGGATGAGCCAGATGAGCCTAATGACGGACTTCCGTTGTTTGCTAAATCTGGAACAATAAAATCAGCAGGTGCTCCTTGGGTTGTAAATATATCAGATAAAGCAGTTGCAATGCTACCTATTGCTTGTAGGCCCGCAACTGCACCGAGTGCATTAGTAATGCCTGAAGTAAAACTAGGCTGTGTACTTCCGCCAAGTGAACTATCATCATCAATTGGGACAATTATTGTACTATCGTCTTCAGCCATTTCTTATGCCCTCTATTAGTGCGTCAACCGCCCATTTCGGATATGCTTGTCCGCCGTATGGCCAAGCTGCCGGTTGTCTATTCCAACCAGATCCGTTATCTCCACCTAGCATATCAAGGTGGAATAGTCCATTACCCATTGTTGAATTGCCGCCGCCGACGCCAACGCCTCGGCCGCCATATTTGGCAAATGCTTCTATAAAGTTAATAATTCTGTTTCTATCTGCTTCATTAGTTGGTAACAAACTTCTATAATTGCCGTTAACGCTTATTTGAAGATATGCATCAATGCATAATCCAGTATCGTGTCTTTCTGTACCAGTTCTCCAACTCGCGCCGTTTGATCTAAATTCAAACTGCCCACTTGCTGGGTTTAGCTTTCTCCAACTATTTCCAGATCCTGACATGTCGGCACCTGGGCCAACTGCTCTTGAAGGGAAAGTGCGCCAGTTTGATATCGGTAATTGAGT